GATAACCTTTCGTCGGGTACTGTAATATTTGACGTACCGCTTGTGTATTTAGCAGTGTTTGAAATTCTAAAATCAGTTAAATATCCAGCAAAACAATAACTAGAACTATAGTAAAGACCTCCGTAAACATAATAATAACCAGAGTAATCATTACTATCAGACAAAGATCCGCAATAAACTCCGTTATTATACAAATATACGGTTCCGTTATTTTTAACCATAGCAATATGATGCCAAACATTTGCGCTCATGGTATAATTAGAAGTTGCAGAGTTTATTCCGCCAGCTTTACATGCAACATTTATATAACCATTTTGTTCTGAAAAATATATATCGTCATTATTACCATTCGCTGCGGTTGAGCTTACTCGCAAAATGCCTTGGTTTAAATTAACTTGATCTAAATTTACCCAGCACTCAATAGTCCAATTTGCATTAGTGCCAGCCGGTAACGTAAACGTACCTTGATGTTCAATATAATCCGTAGAACCATCAAAATAAGTAGAATAGCCCCCGCTACGATACGGGCTAAATGTACCAGCGTGAACATCTCCAGTTACAGTAATGCTATGGTTGTTTGTAGATGCATCCGTTATATTATTATTATCAGAAGTATCTACTGCTGTTGCTAACAAAGTTGTATATTTAGAATTTGTAACTATCACCATAAAGTTAAGTGACAAATTAGTAGATGTGCTCACTGCACCATTAACACCATCAGTTGCATTTATGGTTAACGAAAATGTTCCAGCATCTGCTTCAGTAGTACTTGGAGTGATAGTAAATACATTTTCCGTCTGACTCACTGTAGCAATACTGTTAAGTCCACTTGCAGAATAACTCCATGTTAAAGGAAATCCTTCTGGATCTGTGGAGACTGCCGTTATGGTTGTTGCTGTACCATCAATAGCAAGTTCATAAGTACCAGAGACACCAGTGATTGCACTAGGAGCATCATTTTGAATTGTTGCAATTAAATACCAACCAGTTCCAGAATAGATATAAAGTTTATTTGTTGCCTGAACCAATGCCTGATCACCATTTGACATTCCTGTGAGTGCAATGAGCGCCGTCATATCCGTAACAGTTGTTGTAGATGCAGCAGCTGGTTGGTATCTTATGTTTGCATAATTTGTCATTTAACTATCTGTCCATGTTTGTGGGTCAGTATCCGATACAACGCCATCACTGGGCTTAAATCCAATATTGATCGCACTCAAAGATTTTACTGAGATTTTAAAAGTTGATGTGTTTGCAATCTCTGTTCCAGATTTGGAAAGAGTTGCAATCTTAAAAACTCCGGTAGATGCTATTTCAGTTGCAGTAGACATTAGAACGGTACATTATCTTCTGGGAAAGCATAACATGCATTGTAATCATTACCAGCATCTAGTCTATTATTTTTTCCACATTTATGAGTTCTAAAAATTCTGTAATTTGTCGAATTTTCTGTTAACAAATCTCCACTAAATCCAACATCGTCTGTGGTTCGATACCAATTCATTAATCTACCATATCTTGGATCTCCATTATCATCTTCATCATCCAAGTGTCCTTTATATTGCATCGGCACCAATGGATATCCAAATTGTCCGCCATCGATAGGATGTTTATACATTCTAGATCTACCAAGTGGCCACATCGTAGGATAGTTGGTATATTGTGCATCTTGATCTCCATAATGATAATTTGAATTTGTACTAAATTCAGTGTTTCTATATTGACCGTCCATACTCAAATATTGTGCATTATGAATTCCATAATAAAACCCGTATGTACCTGTCTGTGCAGCAACTCCATCAGCCTGATGCATTTGATCATATACAATAGTATAAAATTGAATACTAGGACAATATCTAGAATTTCCAGAATATGCATGATTATCGATAGAAGGCATATATTCTAAATCGCACTCTACGAAAGTTGCATAATCTTTTTGAGAATCAGTACCATTTGTAATTAATTGAAACGCAAAAGTTGTATCATTCATAATAATGTGCATTTCATCCCACTTACTTGGCATTTGCTGGTCATAAGGAGGAATCTGTGTCCTTCTATATTGTGTACTAGTTTCATTGGTCCAAAAATGACTGTCATTTGAGTATGGATGTCCATTGCCACTAGAAGAATCATATACTGTAAATCTCCAACTGTAATCTCTATCGACAAGCAATTTAATTATTCTTGAAGGCGTGTATCCAACAGACTGTCCTTTTGCATAATGATGTTTTGTGATGGTGAAGTTGCCGGAACCATTATAATTAGTATTAGAGCCAGACATGCCACCAATAGAATAAATTCCTGTAGTTGGCATAGAACCTGTAATAAAAGACTGGCCAGGATTGTGTCCATTCGAATCTAAACTATTAGCATCAGTAATGCTGCCCGCCAGAATATTTCTGATATTATTTATTGCCGCGACTGTACCAGTGCCGGTGCTATTTCCGCTTGAGACTAATTTTGCGTACATTTCTTTATTCTCCTGTAAATTCTGTCCAGACACTATCAGCATCTATTAATGAATGTGATCCTAAGATTACAATCTCTTGCTGTCCGTTATGTAATCCACCGAACAACTGAGTATCAGTGTCATCTTCACCAAAAAGATATTCTCTTGATATTTGATCGTTGGTTGCAGTCGCAGAACGATACACTGTTAGTGTTTCCATATTACCATCTTCATCTACTGGTAACTGATATTTAGATTTTAAATCTGCAATTATTGTTTCGTCTGTAATAGGCATTTTATTCCCCTATGAATATGTAAATGTGACCCTTAAATTTTCTCCGGCCGTTCCACTACCGACTTGCGTGATATCCAATGTCATATAATCATCTGCATTCAACGAAAAACTTGGATTTGTATCTTCTTGTTTTGTTGAACCGGCAGCAATGGACATTGTTTTAGTAGTAGTCGTTCCACCAGAAACTTTGTTTATTGTTATATTTATACTACTTCCAGATGCAGCTGTATCAACCCTTGCAATTATTTTATTTACCACAATATTTCTTGGGGCATACCATCTTTTAGTTCCTATTGTTACTAAAAGTTCACCTTCTTGTACAAGACTAACGACCCCCAATCCAACTCCACCACCAGTTAATAATCCAGAACCATCAGAGAGTTGGTTTATATCTGTGGGTACTGATGGTTTGTTTGTCAAATCGTTAAAATCGTTAGAGGTGGCCACAGTAGACAATGTTGGTAAATTTGTTAAATTATTATAATCTACACTAGTAACACTCGTTTGTGCAATTTGCCCTATTTTTGTTTCAACTTCTGCATGAGAATTAAGATAGTCATTCATATGAGTTGGTACAAATTTTGTTCCATCATACATTAAACATGCAGTAGTTGGTATTGCTGGCTTGTCTTTGATTAAAAACGATGTCTTATGTCCAAATTGGGTGTGTTGAAAGTAAATCCTAATAGAATTGTCTGCGTCACCCAACACATCAACTTCTAAATCTTTTACATGAATTGTACCTTTCATTCCGCTATGATTTGCACACTGATAATATAGTGTATCTGGAGCATCATTGGGAACTGTAAACGTGAGAGTACCAACCTCTGTTCTAGAACCACTGACACCGTTTGTATATTCTCCAGCATAACCACCTTGTGTCCAGTTTGTACCATCATCTGTTGTTAAATAAAATGGATGTCCTGTAACATCTAAATTAAATGTATAGGTGCCACCACGATAAACTGCTTCAATATCTGTGCCATGAGTCAAATCTATGTTATATGCACCAGACACTACACTAACATTCATAGAAATAGATGGTGCAACTAAAGTGATATCAGATGCGGAAAAATCAGAGGGAATAGTCCATACATGTTTTTGCACCTGTGTATTTCCACCAGCCACCGAATTAAAACGATCTTCTGTAGTACTTGTTACGCCTGTGATTAAATTGTCCGTACCCGCTCCTAAAACTGATTTTAAATAACCAGCATGTGCCTGTGTCATATCTCCATATTGAGTATATGCAAAGTTTACAAAAGTATATGTTCCCTCTCTATAGAGTGGTACTTCTGTTTCTGCACTTGAATTTGTAATTGAACCTCGGCCATATAACAAAGTTTCTCCCCAAGTCCAAAACCAATTCATTCCACCGCCACCTTCGTTTGCATTCACAACCAATTCCATATTTTCTGGAACTAGTGATACATCCAAATCTGGTGAGGCAATAGATGCAGAACTTGTAAGTTGGCCATCTGTGATTGATAAATTTTCATCTCCAAGATAAATTGTTCCAGATGATAGATAGATATCTCTAAATTTATTAGTAGAACTACCTAAATCGTATGTTAATGTTGTATCTGGTAATACATGTCCTGACACTACTGGCGGCGTAGTTGTACCTTGTTTTGCCCAAACACCTTTAGTGGAGTTATATACAAAAACAACTCCATTTGCCGTAAAGGTATCTCCATTAGAGGGGCTTGTTGGGAAATTCTGCGCCATTTTTTTATCCTTCTAACGGGGCTGTTGGTGGTGTAAAGTTTGAGGTGTATCTTGCTAAACCATTAGTGATGCGAAAGTCTTGGATGTAGCCATTAAAAGTTCCACCCCAATAACTGCCAATTTTAAGTCCACTATGGCTTAAATTAAATGTTCCTGAACTTGTATAGGTATCTACCGAGGTGCCATTTTGATATAAAGTAATTGTGCTTCCCAATCTAACTATAGCAATATGAGTCCAAGTATTTGTACTAGCTATATTTGAATTTAAAATTTGAGAACTAGATGATATATTATTAACCCAGAAGCTAAATTGGTCATTAACAGTACCGTGTCTCCAAGTAAGAACCACAGCATTTGATCCAAAACTTCCGTTTCCTGTACCAAAAATGCCACTTAATGTTGAATTAGAGGGCCATATCCAAGATTCAATGGTAAAATCACCAGATATATTAAATTTATCATCCTCTGAAATAGATACATAATCCCCACTCCCATCAAAATACATAGACTTAGTATCTGCAAACTTAACCTGAGTCGTTGAACCAGTAGTATTACCAACCAGTTTTAGGTTAGCGCCCTGAGACTTATCTATGATAGAGGCGTCAGTGCCTTTGATGTGTAGAGATGCGCCAGAGGATGATAGTGGAGCAGTAGGTGGTGTGAAGTTAGATGTATAAAGTGCCGTTCCCTTGGTAATTTTTATATCAGATAAAAATGCTGTAAGAAATTCTGATCCCGATGCCGCAGGGGCATCAGCATTATTACCTATACTCAAAGGCGCATAGGTAAAATTGTTAGAACTGGTTCCTGAAACTTGTTGGATTCCGTCTACGAATTGACGAAGTGTATTTCCGCTTCTTGTAAAAGCAATGTGATGCCACTGCTTTAAATTTATAACTCCTGCTGCAGTACTTGCAAGTTGTGCATCTGAATAGAAATACATATATCCAGAACTATGCACACCCCAAGCAAACTCATTTGCACTAGTTGATGACGCATTAAGCCTTTGTGCAACTATGCTTTGCCATGTGCCACCCGTTTCTGTTCTATAAATCCAACCCTCCAGTGTAAAATCTCCAGTACCAAATGTATCTGTATTATTAGAGGCCACCAAATAATCACCACTCCCATCAAAATACACAGACCCACCATGACTTCCTACTGTGTATTCTTGGTAGTCATACGGGCTGAAAGGTTTTGTTGAGGTGTTACCGTTTACAGTTATGGAGTGATCGTTAGAAGAACCATCTGCAATATACGGCAAGTGGCAAGTGAGTAAACTAGTGCCCGAAACTGCTGTGAGGGTTTCTGTGGGTGGAGTAAATGCGGAAGTGTAGACGGCCGTACCTTTTACTATACGCACATCAGTTATAAATCCAGAAAAATAATTAGTGCCCGTGGCGACTTGTGCGCCGACTGCTAATGCATTTCCATGAGTTAAATCTCTGCTATTAGTAACAGTATCAACTACTGTACCATTTACAAATAATTTGGCTGATGTGCCTGATCTAGATACAGCGACATGATTCCAAGTATTTACAACTATATTTGAACTACTAGGATCCTGTAAAAATACACCATCGCCTGGAGTATAAAATGCTAATGAGTTGCCAGTGCTTCTCCAATATAACTGATAACTGCCGTTATCTCCTGATACATAAGTATCAACTATTAGATGATTGCCTGATAAGGCTGTTGGATAAATCCAAGCTTCAATTGTGAAATCACCAGTACCAAAGTCGAAACTTGTATTGGAAGGGGTTGTAATATAATCCCCACTTCCATCAAAATAAGTCGAGTAACCACCACTACGATACGGACTAAACGTCCCAGCATAAGCATCGCCATTTACTGTAATGCTGTGGTTATTGGTTGATGCATCCGTTATGTTATTATTATCTGAGGTATCTACTGCTGTTGCTAAAAGAGTTGTATATTTAATATTTGTGATAAAAAATTGCAGTGTTATCGATGTGTTTGTACTTACTGCTCCATTCACACCATCAGTTGCATTGAGTGTTAACGAAAATGTTCCAGCATCTGCTTCAGTAGTACTTGGAGTGATAGTAAATACATTGTCTGCTTGACTTACTGTAGCAATACCACCAAGTCCAGTTGTTGAATAACTCCATGTAAGAGGAAATCCTTCAGGGTCTGTAGAAACCGCTGTGATTACAGTAGGAGTTCCGTCAATAGCAAGTTCATAGGTTCCATTAACTCCAGTAATTGCACTAGGAGCATCATTCTGCACAGTAGCTACTTTATACCAACCAGTACCAGAATAGATATAAAGATTATTGTTTCCTGTTACAAATGCCTGATCTCCATTCGACATTCCAGTTGCAGCAATTAATGCTGTCATATCTGCAAGAACATCTATGGACGCACCACCAGAAGAAACTTCGGAACTTTCCCAATATCCTTTTGTGGCATTGTAAACATATGTTACATTACCTTCAGTTACTTCTTGTGCATTTGTTGGACTGTCTGGAAAATTAATTGCCATTTTTTTATTCCTCTAATGGACTGTAGATGCGTTGCTCATAATATGTTACCTTATCCATACATAGCCCGGCAATGTATTTGTACTTGCTGAATTTGTCCACTCGCTATAACCAGCACTCGTTGTTTTTGCCGGATTTCCAGTAGATGCACCAAACCCAAAACCAGAGCCCGCGCCGCCCGAATTATTACCAAACGTGTAATTTGTCTGCTCATCTATCGGACATCCAATCCACGCACCCGCTCTACCAACCGAAGGATAACCCTCCGCTGTAGTAGAATTGGTTGAATTTGTCGCCCACATCGCAATACCATAATTGTTTACATAGTCTTCGGCTCCATTTGCATCATTAAAATTATTTCCATTTTTTTCAAAGCTTGAATCGTGGTATTTCATAAGTGTTGTGTATGATGGAGTTGTGCTGGTAGCGGGAACTGTATTATTTACATTTGACGCTGCACTTGTACCGCCAGCAAGTGTAATTGCCGCAGCAAACGTCCTCGCACTAGAAAAGTGCATAGTTGGTGGATATTTGGCTGTACCGTCTTGGTGCATTTCCATTTGCAAATTGGTGAACTCGATATTGTTCCAAGTAGCGTATTTTGCATAATTTCCAGAAGTTAAATTTGCATCAGTTTCGTTGTGCAATGTAGTGTTAGTCCACAAAGCACTTCCAGAAGGCATATCCCCTTGGTTGTGAACTTTGAGAAGTAAATACCAATCATTTCCATCAATGTAATTAAACTTACAGTACGCAGCAAAAACAGAGCCGTTTGATATAGAGTTGTCGAAGTAATATAAACCGTCTGTTGTAGTACCCGCTGACCTTAATGCTGCAATATTAGTAGCAGGGTTGACTTGACTACCGACCGCGCCTAATATGATTGAACACGATTTGCTAATTACATGTAGTCCATCAGTAGCTTTAAATCTAGCAGAAAATGTATTCCCAATTAATGATGCATCGGTACTCGGCGTAAAAGTAAAAGTGCCATTGTTTTCTGATATTGTTGCTTCTGATATAGAGCTAGGATTAGTGTCTACGCTATAAGAGACAGGAAATCCATCTGGATCTGTAGCCGCTATTGTTAAAGTTTGATCAGCGCCAGAGGGAGTTAAAAAGTAATTGGCTGGAGGCTCTGTAGACCAAGTTAAGGTTTCGTCAGAACCATTATAAACTCTATCCCATTCAGATCCATCCCAGATATACAGAGATTTAGTATCGCTAGCAAATGCAAAGTCGCCGACTGTATTACCCGAAGAAGGAAATGCAGCAAAGTTTGCATATGAAGTGACTGAAGAACCATCTGCTCCAGCTGGGCCTGACTGAGTATTTGGATTCATTTGAACCCATTGTGTAGATGTTCCATCATCATACCAGATAAATGTTTTTCCTACAGAACTATCAAACCACATGTCTCCATTATTTGGATTTGTTGGCGCAGTAACTGAAGTTGTTACAGTTGCTGGAGTAAGAGTTGGACCCACGGCGCTGTTAGAATCCCACACTCCCGCCGTTGCATCATATGTATAGACGATTGTTCCGATTTGAACTGTCTGTCCATTAGTAGGATTATCTGGTAACGATATAGGCATGTATTAAGAACTCCATATTTAATACTCGTTTATATTTATAATACTTTTCTTAATACCAAGTTTGAATTTCAGAAGTTCCACTAGAACCGCCTCCATCGCCGCTTCCATTCACATCACTTTGGATAGCTCTTGCAATTTTATACTGTCTGCGTGTTCCATCTAATTGCCTCAATTCTGCAAGATTATAAGGAACTGTATTATTTATAGATAGAACCGACTCTCTAAAGTGTTTTGGGGCATATGTTATAGTATTTTCAGAAGATACTTGCACTCTTTGTCTGTCATAAAAAGACAAATCTGGGGCAGTATAAGAAGATGGTTGTGTGTTTGTATAAATAAAATTATCCGTCCAACCTGCACTGCCAAAGATACCCGCCAATCCAAGAGAAAGCGATTCATGAAGTTCTTGAACTTCAGTTGTAGAAAATGCCTGATTACAAAATCCAAATTCTGTAAAATATCCTGGCGCCTGGCCAGAATAACCAAAAGATGATGCATTTGTTCCAGAGACTACTCTATCTGTAGTTCCAACAAACTGACCGTCTATGTAATAAGATTGAGTTCCCGTTGATGCTGTAGAACTATCTCCACTACCAACGACAATAATTGTCTGCCATGCTATTGAAATATCATATCCTGTGTCTCTAAAAGAACCATTGCGATTTGAAAACATCCCAAGATTTTTTGTCCCATCCTGTACAATAATATTATGATCGTTATCCCCGCGCCAAAATGTTCTCCATCCAGTATCTGTTACTCTAGGATACCATCCAGCAAACATAGTATAATATTGACCAAAAACAGGCGCAGTTCCTGACATACTAATAACATTAGTTGTGTCTATATTGAGACAAAGTTTTCCATCTATCGTTGTTGTGGTTACGGCAGTGCTCCAGTTTGGAGAATAAGAATCTGATAAAGCATTTCCAGAAGTATGTCCATCTACAGTTGCAAATTGTTGTGGTGATCTTGTAGATATATAATTAGATACTGGTACAGTTGTCGAACTATTAAGTGTATATGCTCCAAATGATACATCCAAGGATACTGCGCTTGGCCAAGAAACATTAGAACTAGAGCTACTTACAGGAAATTTCCCATAAGTAGGTCTAATATTTGGTATCCCACTTGTATTTACAGTAAGGGTTGTCATGTATCCCCCTTAGATTGATACATTTGCTACAATATCACTCAATCCAGCACCAGTAATAATAATATTTACAGATGTCTCTGCTGATGTTGATGTGGTAACAGTTGTTGTAGTCGCACCACCTGAGAAAGTCATTGTACTACCATCGATAGACAATTCAACATCAGTTGCAATCCTTTCCCCTGCAATATTATATGCGCTCACATCAACCGTACTGTTAATATCGGAACCAGTATGATTATAAGATGCTTGAGCAGGAGTGATTGTAATTCTTACAGGAATTGTTGGTGTAATAACATGAATATCTGCATATCCTGAATCTCTACCACCAGCAACCATCCAAATTCTATCTGTGGAGTCTCTGCCTACTGCAAATGCCTTTTCTGCAATAGTTGTTGTGAGTGTCCAACCATTTACATTATCCCAATTATAGATGTAAAACGCATCTACACCAAAAACACCCAAAAGAGTTTTTGCATCATTTAGAAAAACAGATTGTTTTGCAGTTTCTGGAATAGTTACTGTTGAATGATGTGTTAGGGCCGTCGGGTCTGCTGCATCGACTGAATATGTAACGAAAGTTCTTGCAAGTGCATCAGAATCTACTCTTCTATGTTCTCCGCAAAGATACATAACAGTTAGATATCTATTTCCCCCATTTACAAATGTTTCATTCCATACAACACCCAAGAAACCATATGTATCACTATTTGTGCCTGGCAAGTTTAACATATGTGTAGAGCTTAAATCGCCTGTGATATTTGTTGCCTGATCTCTTGTGAAAGTATCAGTTGACTGATCCCATCTAAATACAAATGGATGATAGTTATAACTTGTATCAAAGTATGGCACATACCAACATTTATCATTTGCGCCTGGATCATCAAAATGTTTTGATGAAATTTTTTGCATCTGACCCATTGTAGCATTCATTGTTCTTGCACCACCATATGAAGTACCAGAAGCGCCTGGCGCGGCCGTGTTTGAAAACATATCAGTTGTATTATCGGTTGAAATATTATGTCTGCGAATGTAATGGGTGTAGTCTGTATCGTGATGAGTTGCAAGGTATAATGGTTGTCCATCTTGCGTAGACTGTCCGATATACATATACCAATAAGGATTCGATGCAGAAATATCATATTTGTCATTACTACTGTTGAATGATGAAAATGAGTTTCTCGCAATACTCATCCATGGCCTGAAAGAATATCCATATCTGAAATATCCAGAAATTCCTGAAACTCTGTCACTGTTTGGGTCTTTTACAGTCCAAAAACAAGGTTCTTGGTGATCAGTTGTGTTGGTTGAACCGACATATCCATAAACTGAGGTTGGATTTGTGTCATCCAATTCTCTGTCAGATGAAGGATTAAACCAAGAATGTTGATAGTACCAGTTATAATGTGATGGTCTATTATTGTATAATAGTAGTTCATCATTTGTATTTGAATCTACAATTCTTCTAAGTGGTGAAGATTGGATTGTTGGATCGATTGAAAAAAAGTTCCAGTAATCTACATTATTCAACTGATTTGCCCCATTCGCCCCTTCGTAGTGCCAACAATATGCAGTTTCTTTAGTTAGCGCCATTGTAGTTGGGTTTCCAGCGCGCAGTGAGTGTGCGTCAGTGACTGTCAATTCAATCCAATTACCAGAAGTATATGCACTAAAATCGTCAGATTCACTAGACGGTTTTAATCTTAAAGTTCCACCAAACTTTGTTGCCAATGTTGTCTTGTCATGTGTCTGATGATCTAAATATATTGTATTTTTTGAAGGCCTTGGATCCTCAAATACACTTACTGCCGACCCTCTTGATGCTCTTTTAATTTTTGCCATTTTTTTTCTCCTTAGAATGATACATCTAAATCTTGATACCAAGCAACAACTTCATCAAGGTCTACCCAATCACTTCTTGTTCCATCTGAATTGGTTTTCCAAGGTTGTAAAACTAAACTTGTTTTATTTCCATCTGCATCTACTGCGAAAATTTCTGCTACACCATCTACAAGTGTTGCGTGAAAATTGAATGTGACTGTTGCAGTTTCACCATTCTCATCCACAACACTCATTTCTTTGGTAAAGTCCATTGTATTTCTCCGATTTTTCTACTATTTATACTTTTTTATATGTAAACTGGACATAAAGATCTTCTCCAGTATTCGTTGTTCCAATACTCGTAACATCGACGGTTAAATAGTCATTTGCATTCATATTAATTGTCTGATCTGCAATTGTTGTAGTTGTTGTATTTGCAGTAAAAGAGTATGTTTCTTCTGAAACTCCATTCTTTTTGATATCAACACCAACGGTTGCATCAGCGGCAGTTCCAAGTCTTGAAGTAATTCCTGTTACCTGTAAATTATATGGTGCATACCATCTCTTAGTACCAGTGTGTACTTGTAGAGCTCCCCCTTGATGTAGGTTTATATTGAATATTGTTTCGTCTTTAATTTTTGTGGAAACTTCTGTATCATTTAAACCAGTTTCAACTACAGTAGATTCGCTGATAACTTTTTCCACCTTAGACTGAAATTGGGCTGTATCATCCATATATTCGCCCATGTCTTTTGCTTTAAATTTACTTGCTGTTCCATCCCATACAAGTGTCAGATTATCTACATCTTCAATTACCGGCACTGGTTTTATTTCTACTGAAGTTTTATGACCTTGTTGGTCGTGTTGAAAATATAGAATATAATTATTATCTGCATTTGTTTCCACCACAAGGTCTTTTATTGTAATTGTACCTCTCATTGCGCCATGAATACCACATTGATAATATAATGTATCCGGCGCATTAGCTGGAACAGTAAACACAAGAGTGCCACTTTCATTTCTAGAACCAGTGACGCCATCTATATATTCTCCGACATATGTACCAGAAACATAGTTTGTACCATCATCCGTAGTAAGATAAAATGGATGCCCAGAAAGACTTGCATCTAGATTGAATGTGTATGTTCCGCCTCTATACAACGGATTTAAATCTGGGTTATCTCCAGCTGCCGAACCTCCAAAAGTATAAAATCCCGTGTTGGTAAACGATACATCATATGAAACTGTTGGTGGTGTAAGTGTTGGTAATGTTATTGCGGATGGCACATTAATATTTAATCTTTGCACTTCTGTGGCTTGTCCACCGTTGATATCTGGATGAGTCACACCAGTTACATTCAAAGTAGAAGTTGCCCAAGAAACAAGATTGTCTGTTCCTGGCCCGTCTATCCACTTGAGATAGATTTTATGTGTTTGTGTCATTGAACCATGTAAATCATGGGCAGCAAAATTATTTACAACATATGTACCATCATTATACAATGGAATATTTGATTGTACTGCGTTAGTGATTTTAAGTCTTGTGTATGCAACTTTACCAGCATCCCAAGTCCATTTCCAATCATGCCCCCCACCAGCACCTGGCGCATCAACATTGATAGTGAAAGTTTCTGGATCGATTGTGAGGTCAAAGTCTAAAATATCAGTTTGAGAAAATGTTTTGTCTCCAAGATATAGAGTGCCAGCACTCAAATATAAATCTCTGAATTTATTAGTAGCACTTCCTAAATCATAAGTTTCGTTTGCATCTGGAATTATATGTCCAGTTATATCTCCAATTGTGGTAGGAATAGAAGTCAGGGTTGCAATCCAAACTCCTTTTGCTGCATTATATGTCCAACTTTTTGAGCCCGCAGTGTGTGTATTCCCATCACTTGGACTATCTGGAAAATTAATTGGCATTTTCTTATCTCTCCATTAACAGCCAACCCTGAGTTGAGTTATAATAAACTAACCCAAATGCCGCCCTATCTGTATCTATAGTTAAATTATCAGCAACTCCTTGAATGTTATTTCCGTTTCTAGCAACAGTAATATTATTTGTAGATGCATTTCCGGTGGCATCAATTATTCTAATTTCATCCCCCATAGATGGAGATGCTGGTAGAGTTACAGTGACTACACCACCGCTACAATCAACAAAAAGTTTGTCTCCGGCGCTTGCTGTATGGTTTGTCGTTTCTTGCCAAGATGGTGTTGTAGAAGAACCAGACTCACCTGACACATTCACCCACTGTGTTCCATAATAGACAAGCAATACTGCATATCTACTATCAAACCACATATCCCCTTCTGTTGGAGATGTAGGAGCACTATCAGATACAGTTACGGAAGAACCTCCAGACCCACCACTTGAAGTAGCTCCAATAAGATTTACCCATTGTTCAGATGTTCCGTCATTATATCTAAAATATAGAGTTCCATCCGTAGAATCAAACCACATACTATTTTCAACTGGATTGCTTGGCGCAGTGTCTGCTGCAGTGATTGGAGTTGATGCTCCAGATGGATTAGATTGTATCCATTGAGAAGATGTACCATCATTAAAGTATACATACATCTTTGTATTTGATGAATTAAACCATAAGTCACCCTCAGAGGGAGAAGTTGGTGCCGTATCTGAAACTGAAACTGAAGCTCCACCGCCGCCACCACCTGATGATTGTGCAATCCATACATAATCAGTACCATTCCAAGATAATACTTGATTTGCAGTTGCAGTTGATGTATTAATATGGGTATCTACTGCGCTATCTGTATATACAGATGGAATATCTGAATAATTCGCAAGTTTAACCCAAGACCCTGCATGAGCAAAATAACCAGCGCCAGTCGAATGTACATGAGCAAACATGCCGTGATATGTAGTTGCGCTTGGTAAATCTCCTTCAGTTGCATACATGTTTGCGAAAAGAACTTTGTTTCCGCCCATGTCCAGATCAGATGAAGTAACATCTACATTTCCTGGCTTCCATTCACCATTACCATTATCCCAAATGAGCGCTTGGCCATCTGTTGGAGCAACTGTAGAAGTATCTACATCTGAAAGATGGTCTAACTCTATCGTCGATGCAACTGTGGTGTTAAGCATCGAACCTTCGACAACTTCCATTTCAAAATATGTTGTTCTATTTACTATGGCTGAGCCCGCATCCTGTCCGTAAACCCAAACTTCAAAATAGTCTCCTTGGTTAACCTCTAATATTGGAGTAACCGTATTAACAGTGTCATTTCCTGCTGAGTCTATTTCGTTATAACCAACAGAAGTGTCAGCACTATCTGTCAGCTGATTATTATTAGAATCATAATGATAAATCTGAATCATTGTTTGACCAGCAACATCATTTATTCTTGCCCCTGCAGACAATCTTACTTTTTCAACACCTGCCGGAATAATCATTCTAGAGTTTGTAGCGTCTGAAATTGCCTGAGATGGAGAATTGTCTGTAGAAACTGTTGTAAAATTGTCTAATTTTGACCAAGTAGTTCCACTGAAGCCCTCATTACTAGTCAATTTTAATATCGCATAAATTGGTTTTGGTGTGTATGTTACTGATAATGCACCTGTTGCTGCATATGCAACCCTTGCATCCACTCTAGATTCAGTATAATAAAGGTTGGTGGAACCTTCTGATAAATCATCTGTATTATGATTTGAAATGTCAGAAACGGTTGTTGCAGTATCGGCATTACCGGCAAGATTTCCTATAAAACTTCCAGTCAATAAATTTAGATTGCCAGCAACATCGAGAGTCATTCTTCTAACTGGTGCAATACCAGATGTCGGAGAACCAGATACAAATTGTAGATTGCCGCCACTATTTGTTACCAAATCATCTGGAGATTCATATATTTGCCAAGCATTTCCGCCCAACCATTCAATACCCTCATTGGGGCCAGGGTCTGCAATGAATATTTTATTTACGTTGTCTAGTGAACTATTTCCGATATTGATCTTATTAGAACTACCAGCACTCAATGTTGCATTAGCAGGAATGGTAATGTTTCCATTTACATCTATTCCAGTATTGCTAACAGAAAGTCTTCTTGTTCCGCTATATGTTACTTGGAGATTTCCAGCAGTATTTGTTGTTAAATCATCTGGAGATTCAAATATCTCTATATTTCCGCCAGTCCATCTAAGTCCTTCATTCGGGCCCGGATCTGCAAATGTAATATAATTTACATTCAATAATTCGTTGTTGGCCATATCTATATTACCAGACATGGTTCCGCCGGATAGTGCCAGTTTAGTTGCAATAGAATTTGTTATTGTCACACTAAAGTTTGCATCATCTCCTAGTGCGGCAGCTAGTTCATTAAGAGTGTCTAATGTGGTTGGCGCAGTGTCAACTAAATTTGCAATAGCAGTATTTACAAATGTTTCGGTTGCAAATGTATTATTTGATCCCCCAGCTGTTGGTGTTACTAAAAGAGAACCAGAAGATTCTGTGAGGGTAATTCCCCCAAGTATAATACTATTTCCGCTCAGATATAAATCTCTAAATTTATTAGTAGAGCTACCCAAATCATATGCAACATCTGTATCTGGTATAATATGCCCAGAAACATCTCCCAATTTAGTTTGTACTCTTGCGTCTGTGTAATAAAGATTTGTTCCCTCTGCAACATCTGTTGTTGATTTAGTTGCAAAATCAGTATCAAAATCAGAACTAGTATAGCCAGGCGCTGGAGTTCCCCAAGAGTAATCTGTACCATTCCAGATTAAAGTTTGCCCATTAGTTGCAGAAGAAACATTTAAGTGTGTATCAACTCTTGCGTCCGTGTAATAAAGATTTGAAGAACCTTCAAATAATGCATCAGTATCTGCGATAGAACTCCCACCCCCAGAAGATTCGATCCATTGGGCACCACTACCGTCATCATAGTAAATGAATGTTTTGAGTGCATCGGAGTCAAACCATAGATCGCCAGCAGATGGACTTGTTGGGGCAACATCAGAAATTTCAATAGATGTTCCACCACCCCCTATAGCTCCTGTTGGATTTGATTGTACCCATTGAGAAGATGTTCCGTCATTATAATATACATATGTTTTTAATTCGTCAGTATCGAACCACAAATCTCCATCATTAGGACTTGTAGGTGCAGTAGAGCTTGTAGTAACAGATGCTCCACCACCAGATTGTGCAATCCACTCATAATCACCTGTACCTTGTAATCCACCTGTAGCATTCCAACTTAGTATTTCTCCATCAGATATAATAGTTGTACCACCCGAATTATTTTTATTCAGATGAAAATCAACTTCATCTTGAATAGTATCACCAAGTCCACCTACGTTTGCACCACTAAAATTTACCGTAGTATCCCTAAAGTCTAAAGTTGTAAGTTGTGCGTTGATAGAACCGCCTGTACCTAAGTCTAAACTACCAGCCGCCACTTTGCCATTAACAACTACGCCCTGTGCGTTATCTGCGATATTTGCCAAACCAACATCAGAATTTGAAAGACCGTTTACAGTTGCACCACTAAATATAACAGTAGAATTTGAAAAATCTATAGTACCAAGTGCCGCATTTATACTACCGCCAGTGTCTACATTTAATGTGGTAGTTTGAATGGGTCCTGTAATCCATGTATCTGAGGTGATACGCTCAACAAACATTTCCTTCCCGACACTAACTTTTCCGCCCATGCCGCTGTGATTCGCACAGTAGTAATACAGCCGTGGAGTTGCATTCGTAACCACAAACTCAACATATGCACCCGCATTGCCCGCCGTACCATTAACAGTTACACCTGTTGTGTATTCTGTTGCGCCACCACCAGCATGTGTTCCATCTGAAACTTCAGAAAATCTAAGTGGGTGTGAGTTATTTGACGCATCTGACTGATCAAAACGATAAGTTCTGCCTGGCTGTAGTGTTACAATTCCTTGTTGTTCACCATCAATATAGAAGTTTCCACTAGAAGTTGTTACTGATACAGTACTGTAAAGTTGATCTCTAACTCTAGCATCTGTATAATAAAGATTTGTAGAACCCTCTGAAAGATCATCTGTCGTTTGAGCTACAAAGTTTTGTAGGTATCTACCGTCCAAATTCACACTAGCTGCAGTCGATGAATCATCCCTAGTGAGTGTCAGTGTACCATTTGAGAAAGTCGCAGTATCAACTCTTGATAAATTTGTATCATCAAAAAATTGACTGAAATCTACAGTAAATGTAGATGCATCATCTCTTGTAAATGTAGCAATACCATTTGCAGCAAGCGAACCAGAAGTAAGTCTTGCAAGATTTGTATCGTCAAGATATAGAGATAAATCAATATTAGTTGCATTGCCGTCTTCATCTGTATATGTTAATATATTACCAGCAATTCCCAGAGTTGTTGTAGTTTCACTCGTAATGCCCTGATTAGACAAATATGAGGCAACTCTCGAATCAGTATAATAGAGATTTGTACCTTCTACCAAATCAGTAGTAGATTTGGTTGCAAAGTCTGTATTAAAATCTATAGATGTATATGTTGACAATCCGTTAATTTGATTTTGCAATCCTATGTCGGCTTGCTCTCTATCATAAATTTCATCATCCAAATCGGATTGGATTGCGCCAGTTTGTGCTGCAACTTGTTGGGTTACAATTGCATTTACATTTGAAGTTGAAACTCCATCAGTAATACCATATCCAGCAAGTGTTGTTGGTTTACCAGTAAGACTGCTAAATTGTCCGTCAAAGAGTGTTGGAAGATTTGTAAGTGAATTATAATCTCCGTCAAACAAACCAGCATTAGTAATTCTTGCATCTACTCTAGCATCTGTATAGTATAGATTATTTCCTTCTGCCAAATCTGTTGTAGATTTTGTGGATAATGAAGAATCAAATCTTGCTTGAGTATAGTAAAGATTTGTACCTTCTGCCAAATCTGTTGTAGATTTCCCAGAAAAGTCTGTATTAAAATCTGCAGAAGTGTATGGATTTGATGCAGTAATTCTTGCGTCTACTCTAGCATCAGTATAATATAGATTTGTTCCTTCACTTATATTAGATGTGGATTTTCCTGTTAACCAAGTATCAGCAGTCGTATTAAAATCAGAAATCGCTAGTTTAGTCGCAATAGAATTGGTGATTGTTGTACTAAAGTTTGCGTCATCTCCAAGTGCTGCCGCAAGTTCATTAAGAGTATCTAATGTGCCAGGGGCGCTATCGATTAATGCGGAAATTGCAGAGTCGATATCACTCTGTGTTACAGAACCTGCTGCAGTAATTCTAGCATCAACTCTGGCATCAGTATAATAAAGATTTGTCGAACCTTCAGAAAGATCGTCAGTATCTTTTGTTGCAAAGTCTGTATTAAAATCGCTAGTTGTGTATGATGATATTGCATTTATTTGTGTTTGTAGTGAAATATCAGCTTGTTCTCTATTATAGATCTCATCATCTAAATTAGAATTAACGATTGCTATCTGAGAATTAACATATGTTGTAGTTGCAAGTGAAGTTGTTGCAATATATGCAGCAACTCTTGCGTCTGTATAATAAAGATTTGTGCCCTCAGTTAAATCTGTTGTGGATTTTACAGAGAAATCTGTGTTGAAATCGGAAGATGTATAGAGTCCGGCCGAAGAAATTCTTGCGTCCACTCTAGCATCTGTATAATAGAGATTTGTACCTTCTGCAAGGTTGGTTGTAGATTTATTACTTAAATCTAAATTTGTACCAGTTTGTAAATTGACTCTTGCATCTGCTCTCGAATCGGTATAATATAGATTAGTAGAACCTTCTGATAAATCATCAGTGTCTTTGTTACTTAAATCTAGATTAGAACCTGATTGTAATGCAATTCTAGCATCTGTTCTGGCATCTGTATAATAAAGATTAGACCCTTCTGATAAATCTGTAGTAGATTTAGTTCCAATCCAAACATCTGCCGTTGTATTGAAATCTGCTGTAGCAAGCTTGGTTCCAATTAGGTTAGTAATTGTAGTACTAAAATTTGGATCGTCATTTAGTGCAGCTGCAAGCTCATTGAGAGTATCAAGAGTTGTTGGTGCAGTATCAATTAAATTAGATACCGCATTATCAACATATGTTTCGGTTGCAAATCCATTAGTTGATAGATATGAGGAAACTCTTGCGTCTGTGTAATATAGATTGGTTCCTTCTGTCAAATCCGTTGTAGATTTATTGGCAAAGTCTGTATCAAAATCAGAACCAGAATATGTTACTATAGAGTTTATTTGAGTTTGAAGTGCAATATCTCCCTGCTCTCTGTCATAAATTTCATCATCTAAATCAGATTGTACAGAACCTATCTGTGCAGCAACTTGCTGTGTTACTGTAGATACAGTTGCATAATTATTATTAGTTAAATATGTCTGTACTCTAGCATCTGTGTAGTACAGATTGATGGAACCCTCAGATAAATCATCCGTATCTGATGATGCTAATCCTTGTGTAGAAATAACACCAGTTGCAGAATCATATGTTAAATCTCCAGTAACAGAAATAGCTCCACGAACTCTAGTGTCTGTATAGTATAGGTTTGTGCCTTCTGCAAGATCTGTAGTAGATTTTGTAGCAAGTCTGGTGTCAAATGCAGAGTTGACTCTTGCGTCTGTATAATATAGATTTGTAGAACCCTCTGAAAGATCATCCGTATCTTTGTTGCTTAAATCTAGATTAGAACCAGATTGTAATGCAATTCTAGCATCTACTCTAGACTCTGTATAGTATAGATTGGAACCTTCAGTAAGATCAGTTGTTGATTTAGTTCCAATCCAAGTATCAGCAGTTGTATTAAAATCGGCTGTTGCTAGTTTAGTACCAATTAAGTTGGTGATTGTTGTACTGAAGTTTGGATCATCTCCCAACGCAGCTGCTAATTCGTTAAGAGTATCAAGAGTTGTTGGGGCAGTATCGACGAGATTTGCAACAGCAGTATCTACATAAGTTTCTGTTGCGAATGTTTCTGTTGAACCGCCCCCAATAGGAGTAACTTCTAACGCTCCCCCATTATCAGTTAATTCAATGGTTCCAAGAGTAATACTGCTACCACTTAAATATAAATCACGAAATTTATTAGTTGAGCTACCTAAATCATATGTAATATCTGTATCTGGTATAATATGTCCAGAAACACTACCAAGTTTTGTTTGTACTCTAGCATCAGTATAGTAAAGATTGGAGCCTTCTGCCAAATCACCAGTATCTTTTGTTGCTATATTTGCATCAACTCTTGCTTCTGTATAGTATAGGTTAATAGAACCTTCGGAAAGTTCGTCCGTATCCTTAGAGCTTAAATCTAAATTGGAACCTGATTGCAATGCAATTCTTGCATCTGTTCTAGCATCTGTATAATAAAGATTAGACCCTTCTGTAACCTGTGTAGTATTTGCAGGAATACTGAATGTTCCAGTGGCGCTATCATATCCTGCTGGGCCTGTTGTAGCACTAATTGCGGCTCTTACTCTTGTATCCGTGTAATAAAGATTTGTACCCTCAGTCAAATCTGTTGTAGATTTTCCGGCGAAATCTGTATCAAAATCAGAAGATGAATATGTTACGATAGAATCTATCTGAGATTGAAGATTTATATCAGCCTGTTCTCTGTCATAAATCTCATCATCCAAATCTGACTGTAGAGAACCAATCTGTGCTGCAACCTGTTGTGTTACTGTAGATACAGTTGCATAATTATTATTAGTTAAATATGTCTGTACTCTAGCATCAGTATAGTAAAGATTAGAACCTTCCGCCAAATCACCAGTATCTTTGGATGCGATATTCGCATCTACTCTGGCATCTGTGTAGTATAGGTTGGTAGAACCTTCAGATAGATCGTCAGTTGTATTATTTGCAAGATTGTCTTCTGTTGCTGATATAGTGAGAGTTCCAGCGATATCATCATATACCAATGAAACATTAGCACCAGCCTGAATTAAATTTGCAACTCTATCATCCACTCTTTCATCAGTGAAATATAGGTTTGTGCCTTCTGTAAGATCTGTAGTAGTTTTATTGCTTAAATCTAAGTTAGAACCAGATTGTAATGCAATTCTTGCATCTGTTCTGGCGTCTGTGTAATAAAGATTTGTTGAACCTTCTGGTATGGCGTCTGTTGACCTTGAAGCCAAAAATGTATTCACAGCACCTTCAACAATATCATCAGAGTCGAATTCTGTGAAATTGATTGCAATATCTAAAAGATTTCCAGCATCATCATAGTTTTTGGTTATACCTACACCATCAACAATTAAATCTGCAACTCTATCGTCTACTCTTTCATCTGTATAGTAAAGATTATTAGAACCTTCTACAATTCCATCAGATGTGCCAGAGATACCAAAATTGCCAATATATCTAGCACCAACTACATATATTTTATTTCCATTAATTCCGCTAGGAAGATTATCTCCAATGAAGTTTAGAACACCTGATTGATAATCGAAAAACCATTCGTCATTGTTTCCAGAACCTGCTGCAAATAATTGCGTACCTGTAGACTGCGGATTGGCAGCTCCTGCGCTATCAATATAAACTTTTACTTGATATGTAGAGCCAAACTCTGGGGGGATCCAATCCGCAGCACCTGTTTTCCATGTTCTATTTGTAGAAGCAGTTAAGTCCGATGTTGTTTCAGTTGATGTTAATTCGACTTGAGATGTATTTGATGTAGGAATAGTTGCTGGGATATCTCCAGCTTCTGCCCACAACTTATCGCCCCTAATCAAAAGTGAACTAGGAATACTTTCGTTTGTGGCATTTTTGATTGAGTTTATGTCAGTTTTAGTGACACCATAACCCAATTTTTTCCAAAGAAAGTCTAACTTTTGATTGTCGTTAATTGCCATGACTTCCCCTATGACACACTAAGTGTTGTTACTGATTGCCCCGCATCTAATGCAATTCTAACAAGCGCCACATTGCTAGTAGCATTTGTTAGGTTTTCAGTTCCAAGGGTCATGGTATAATTACCACTCAGAGAAGTATTTGATGTTATTCTATCCGAACCAGTTGAAGCACATCCATCACTTCCGTTTCCACCGCTTCCAGTATTTCCGCCAGGCACACCAGCCCCAGCATACTGAACTCCACAATTTAACCACCCATTTATAGAACTAGAATTGTCTATAGAAGTTCCTGGCGCGGCAATCCAAACGCCTGCAACACCAGAGGCACTTGTTATATTTATATTGAAGTTTGCTGTGACAGTTCGCCTGAATGCAAAGGTAAAATATTGCGTTCCTGTGTCTCCAGAACGATCTGGGCCTGTTGGTAAATATCCAGTACTATAGTCATTTACATTGTGTTCTATTCTACCAATTCTCAATGTTGCTTCTTTAGTTCCAGCCACTCCCAGATCACTAGATTCTGTATATGGGTTATTTGTATAGAAATTAGTAGAACCATTGAAAGATGGATTATTTATTGTTTCTGAACTAAAATCAAATATACGAACACCATCATCATTAAATCCCGAACCAAGAGAAGAAGATACATCTATAGAAGTTTCTGAAATTCCGCTCTGCGCAGCAGTATGCACTTGTATTGCTGTGGTATTTTGAGACATACTTCCACTTCCGTTTACATTATTTGCTATTACTCCAATTCGTTCAATAGTTCTTACACTAGAACTAGTGATACTAACATTTAGGTCTCCTAATGTATATGGAGTACCATTTCCAGTATTTGCATTTGGTATTCCGCCAGTTAAGAAAGTAGGTGAACCATCGATTTCAGAATAGTTATAGTTTTGGGTTGAAATTGCAGAACTACTTGTTCCTTCTTGATTTGTTCCACTACTTATAGTCACGACACTTGAAGTATTTCTATAAGTTTGGCCAATAAAATTATCAACAGTAATACCGCTCCAAATTAAAGAAGAACCTGAAGTATAATAAGGAATTCCTGAAATATATCTATAATTGCCCACATTCTCTGTTATTGTACCAGATGTTGTGGTAGGAGTCGATGTCAAATCATCTTTTACAAATTGTACTAGATTTGTGTCTCCAGTATCCGAATGTGAAAGTTTAAAGGAGTTTACACCCACACTGACAGCAGCTGCAGTCTTTTCAACGTGGGCCCTAAAACCTTTATATAAATCTGGATGATATATACTAGAAGAGAAAGAAGTGGAAGACCCAGAAGAATTTAGTAAATTGTAATCACTTTCTGCGTCTATGACAAGACTAGTGTATGTTCCTTGCTGTCCACCAGTTGTCAAAGTAACAACCCCATCTACACTACCGTTGACAATCGCAGAAAGTGTTCCAGAATCTGCATTATATGCATATGTAGAGAATGTAGTTGTTTCTATTGTACCAGATGTTTTTGTAGTTCTGTCCACATCTTGTCCGCCAGATAATGAAGTTCCGCCAGAATTGTCAGTAAATCCTGCAGCCAATCTTGGCGATGTTCCTGTATCTCCAGTAAAACTGATAGATTTTGAGCTCAGCCCAGCTGGCGCTGATATATTAGGATCATATACCTTGAGTGTAGAAGTAACATCATCAGGAATTACAGCAGGGTTTGCTGTGCTGTGAGAATCTAGAGTTAGTCTTAAAGTATCTCTGCCAGTTCCAGTGTCTGTATTTGCACCCCATGTATGTTGAAGTCTTGTTCCCGATACACCGCCCGCTGCGCTATCAGATGCAATAGTGTCATTTGCTGTTCCATCACCCCAATTCATATTGTAAGTGACATCTGCCATAGTCGTATTTGTTGTTAAATTTTGAAGATATAGACTATCTCCTTCAATAACATATAAATCATTTCCACTGAGGGATGATCCACCAGTTGCATTTCTATAGAGTGCGAACGCGGCGTTAGGGTCGGCTGTATATATGATGATGTAATCTGTGTTAGTTGCACTTGCCTCGCTCCCAGCACCAGACCCTGAGTTATTATATGCTCTTACAGTGACGGTGTATGGACTTCCACTATTACTTGTATATGTATGACTTGGAGTCGAATCTGTTGTACCGTTTGTATTTGAACCATCACCCCAATCAATGTCATATCTATTTGGAGAACCATCTACATTTAATGATAGTGTTACTGTAGTTCCTTCACCACCAGCTGTTGGAGAGCCAGTAAAGGAAACACTTCTAACAAAAACACCTATTCTAATATTATTTAATGCTTCATTTAATTCGTCAATTGCATCTGCAGTTTTATCAGTAGATTCTAGGACAATCGCACCATCGCTTAAACTGCCGTCAGTGGCAGTTCCAAGTTCTATATCAGACGCTTTTTTATTATTAAATGCATTATCAAAATCTGATTGACTAAATGTTACGCCGGGCACAAAATTAGTACCATCCCATACTAATGCATCTCCATTGTTTGGTGCAGCAGTTGTTGTATCTACATCCGAAAGATCATCTACGACTGCAGCTGCAATTCTCGCATCTGCTCTTGCATTTGTATAATAAAGATTGGTGGTTCCTTCTGCAATATCATCCGTAGTTCTATTTGCAAGGAAAGTATTTACCGTACCCTCTACAATATCATCTGAATCGAATTCAGCAAAATTGATTGCAATATCTAAAAGATTTCCAGCATCATCATAATTTTTGGTGATACCAACACCATCTTGAATGAGAGCTGCAACTCTATCATCTACTCGCTCAGCGGTGAAAAATAAATTAGTGGAACCTTCATTAATAGTATCGCTATCACCCTGAGTGAAGCTGAATACGCCAGTAGCACTATCGTAGTTTATACTACCAGTAGCGCTTACCGCATTTCTAACTCTTGTATCTGTGTAATATAAATTATTCGAACCTTCTGATATGTCATCAGTAGTTCTTGATGCTAAAAATGTGTTAACAGAACCTTCAACGATATCGTCGGTATCAAACTCGGCAAAATTGATTGAAATATCTAAAAGATTTCCAGCATCATCGTAGTTTTTAGTAATCCCTACGCCATCTTGAATTAACGCGGCAACTCTATCATCTACTCTTTCATTTGTATAATAGAGATTTGTTCCCTCTGGAATATCTGTAGTTGTTCTACTTGCAAGGAAAGTATTAACTGCGCCTTCGACAATATCATCAGAGTCGAATTCGCTAAAATCTATAGAAATTGTTAGGAGATTACCAGCATCGTCATATACTTTGTTGATACCAGTTCCATCAACAAATAAAGATGCAACTCTATCATCCACCCTTTCAGATGTAAAGTATAAATTAGAAGTGCCTTCGGGGATTTGATCAGTATCTGGTTTGTTGAGAAGGTCAGCCCAACTACCAGATTCGGCAATGTCTGCAAGACCAAGATTTGTTCTTGCACCTTGTGCGGTTGTTGCACCTGTACCGCCGTGTAGTAGTCCTAAAGTTTCTCCTGTTAAAAATTCACTTAAACCAGTAGTGTCTCCAGAACCATCTACAACAACTCTTATTGGAATTACATTAGACATTAAAGAACCTCTTTTTACTATTTAGGAAGACTTTAAGACCCCTTTTGATGGTCTGCAAAGTCTTCCTTAATAATTCACTATTAAGAGGTAAGAAGAGATGTATCTACATCAGTTGTATTGATTCCGTTACCACCTACCAATTGTAGAATTCTCATTCCATTACCATTGGCTTGAGTACTCATCATACCTTTATATATTCTTCTTTTATCATTTGTTCCAGTAGAACTAAATCTATCACTTGATATGAGAGTATCTTGACCAACCGCTCCAGCTGCACAGAAAGATACAAGGTCTAATTCAGTTCCTGTATATAAGAACCTTTGAGTTCCTAATCTGTTTGGAAATTGAATTACTAATTGTCCAGCATCATTTAAAGATAACTGTTCCAGTGGATTTAGAACTGCATGTGAATCGACTTCGTTAATACCAGCAAACACATGTCTATCCCATGGTTTTAATACATCCTTTTCTCTCACAACAAATCTTCTAAATCTTCCTTGAATATCTAAATTCATTGCCTGTAGCTCTTCATCTTTTAATTCATCAATTTTGAATTCTGTCAAATAATTTCCAGAAATATCATAAACTCCTTGATATGCTAAAGAAGCGGTTCTTTCAGTAGTTTTTGAATTGAAATATGGAGTAAAATCTGAGAACAATATTGGAGATTCTGACGATTGATATAGACAATGAATTGGTTGTTGATCAGAAGTAAAATCTGGAGCGCCAGTCGTTGCATCTACATGTCTTTGAACAACAAAGAATGCATTATCATCTGATTGATTTGTAGATGCCTGATCTTTTAGATACATTGCCATACCATGATCTGCTATTGTTATAGTATATGCCATTGGATATTGACTTGCAATTGCTGGATTAGTTTTTCCAGTTCTTCTAAACCAACCCTTTTGCATTCTCAATTTACCATCATTGAATGGTGTATCTGCAACAAGTTCAGACGAAGTTCCAGACAAAAAGCTTTCCTCATATCTATATTCATTATCTAATAGTATACCTTTCGTAAGCGTTATACTTACTGGTATCGTTGGATTTGTAATTGTTGCCGAGTTTGTAAACGCAGTTGATAAACCAGTTTTGAGACCACCACCACTCTCATAATGGGCCTCTCCAACTCTTCCAGCACGAATATTAAATCCGCTTTTAAGCTGCGAATCTAATTCAGCCCTATTGACAAACGGATTAATTAGATGAGTAACAGATTCTTGATATCCATTAAATTGAGTTCTAATTCCACCCAAAAATCCTGGCTCTCTCAAATTCCCAGCTTTGATTCCATCTCGGCCTTCTACTTGAGCAATGTTTCCATCCGAATTCAATTGAAATTCAGTTGCAACATGAACATTAAGATATTCAAAATTATTTGTCGCAATTGCTGCATCTCCGCTTGAACTCGAAAGCTGTAAATGTGTAGTATTGATATATGGAGATGTTTCATTAACTTCTATGCCCCTAGATACATTAAATCTCACTCTCCAAGGCTGGTCTCCGTTATTACCAGAAATTGGTAAAGTTCTATCAGTTTCAAATACAAGAGGACCCATACTACGATCAGTAATATATTCGAAAGATTCTATTTTGAGTTCTTTGCTAAAGGTAGAAAACTCACTCCAATGTGTCAATCCGCGATTTGCCAAACCGTGTGTCGTATTTGGATGTATTTGAGATGCATCTTGATCAAAAGAAATTTGCGGGCCCAAAGGTCTATCATCAGCAGATACTACTTGTTGATAATATGAAACAAAATATGATGTTGCATTGTTTTCATCCAACCCAGTAAAAACTGACCAAGTTCCATTTACTGGATTTGCAAATGTTCCCAAGTCTCTAGATAGAGGAAATTGTAAACGGACTGCCGAAACATCTGTTGTGACGCCAAGTTGAATTTCAGCCAGATCTAGATCCAATGGATCTGCAACTCCGGCATTGCTTGCATCGATGAGAACATCTTCTGTGTAAAAATTAGAAACATCAGCAACAAATGCTGCTCTTGCTGGAAGGTCTGCAACTAAGAAACCGTTCAATCCATATTCTGCAGAAGTTGTATCTCCGATATTAACAGTAGTTGCTGTAAATGCCGAAGAATCTGTGCCTAAGAACCCATGAGTTTTTGATGTATCAGAAATTTTCATATAAGCAGTAGAGTTTCTATTATATTTAAGTGAAATGTAATTAGAACCAGCAACAACAGTCATATATGAGTTTATATAAGAATTTCCTCTCAATGCATTTGCAATATTTTCGGATAATTGCGCAGCATTTAAATTTTTAGGAGATGTATATGAAACTGTAACATTTTTTACTGCTGCGGTATTTGTCAATTTATCTGCAGCTGCTTCGTCAATAACTCCAGTTAAGGTGATTTCAAACGTATCGGCAATATTTGATCCGTCTAAACCACGAATTTGAACTTCATGTACATATCCATTTGTATATGTGCTTCCAGTTATTTCTGTAGAACCGTCTGTTACTGTAGATGATGCGGTTGCTTGGGGAACAGTAAATATTGTTGGAGTATTTGAAAAAGAGGTTGTTGGTCTTTCAGTTCTTGTAACAGTACAAGTAAGATTGTGACCTATTTCCCTAGATTCAAATTCAAGTACTCCTACTCTATCTGGGTCTAAAACGACTTCAAATAATCCACCTTTAGGATCTGCAATATTAGTTTTCACCAATTCATCCAACACAGTTCTCGTAAATCCTTCAACTGAAGAATCGTTGCCAACTGTTACTGGAACTTGATATGTAACATTAGGAGCAGGAGATATTGAAGAATGAACAAATGAAAATGTGTAAATGTCTCCAATTTGGAAATTATTTTCTGTAAACGCCTGATCGAACCCAATCAAGAGTTCTCCTTTGTATTTTGATGGTTCAACAGTTCCTGATGGAAAAAAGAATTGATCTTTTAGATTTGAAATCCAAAAAGCATGCTTTACAGCTCCATCTGGCTGGACATCTCTTTTATAATGTCTCAATTCTGCTTTTGTATTGACACCGCTTTCGGCGGCAGGTAAAAAAGAGACTCCTCTTCCTACTTTAGTGAGAAGTGCTAAAATTTTATTATATTCATTTTCATAAACTTTTTGAGATAATGAAGGAAGTCCAACATATCCTGGCTGTGGCGCTTCGCCATCTCCTGTTTTTAGTTTAGTAGGCTTCGCCTTTTTCTTTAAAAAGTGGCCATTCGGTTGGTCTGAAGGCCTATCAAGAGTTGCTGCAGGGTCTCCAAACTTAACAACATCATCTACGGCTAAAGTTTGTGCAGAAGAAAGAGTTATCTGCGTGCCAGAGTTAATTGAAACGATAGTTGGGCCTGATGATACCACAGTTCCATTAATTTCTAATAAAGTTTCCCCAACGGATAATTGAGCTGTATTATAGAAATGTACTACTGTATCGCTGGTAACTGCCGATTTAGAAAATACTGTTGTTTTCCAAACTGGAGAACCCCCCCGAAGGGCTGGATGTGGATTTAAGTATGCAAATAATTCTGCATTTGGCCCAAGAATTTTTGTAAAATCTAATGATCCGGTGTATTCGTTTGGTTTCGCAATTTCCGTAGAAATTTCATCATGCCAATCAATATCATTATATAAATCTTCAATAGCTTTAATTCTTCTGCTATATTCTCCATCCAATTTAAAATCTGTATAGGTTGGATTTGCTGTTAGTGCTGTAGGTTTATCTACGCCGAAAGCGCCCGCAGATTGTGTCTGTGTTGAAGAATCATAATGCCATACAATAAATTCATCGATGAATTTTGTTAACTCTTCTTCTGTTATTACTAATTTTGTTATTTGTGGGCCAACATCCACAAAGCCATTTGCAAGAAGATCATCAGACAACTGTACTAATAATGGCTTGAAAACTTCTCTTGTTGGGTCGTAATTATATCCATCTAAATGGACTACTTCGTTTCTTGTTATTGATACGGACATTATTAATCAACTCCTATTAATTTATTAAAGCGTTTTTGTATTATTTATAAAAAAAAGATTATACACCGTTAGTTATTATATCGATGCTATCTTGAGTTCCATTTTGAAAAGTAAAAGCAACAGTACCGCTAATTAGATTATTTCCTTGAAACGTTGTGGTTAGTGGAATATCATCTCTAGTACCTGTAGTTTTTTTAAACTTTATAAATCCACCTACTCCAAAATTAGTTTCTGGGCGAAATTTTCCAGTACCCGCATCATATGCCAACCCTACTATATTTGCCCCACTAACATCAGATGCAGAATGTCCAGCATATTCAAAGTTTTGTAAATTATCTTCTATAGTATTTATATCTGTTAAAATGCCACCTTCCACAGAGATAGCTCTGGTTCTTTCTGCTGCAATTGCTGTATCTAACAATTCGACTGCGCTTACAACAGATGTAGATGTATCTATATAATTTGTACCAGATGGTGTAATATAAGAGCCGTCTGTATTTAATCCAACTGCAAGCTCAATGGTATCTAATTCATTATATATTGGAGTTAGATTTACGCTAACTGATGTTATTAGAGTGTTAGGATCGAATGATGTTTCTAATCCCCCACCGAATTCTATCTCTCCAGTAATGTTTCCACCGACAGTTAAAGCAGTTCCTACTGCCAACCATGCTTCGCCTGTTCCATAATAAAATGTTTTGAGAGATGTATCTATTGCAAATCTTCCAATGCTTGGAGTTTGCGCGTTTAGTGTTGCATAATCTGCATATTGGTCAAATCTATTAAGATTGAAATTATCACGCATTGTACTTTTAATAGAATCTAAAATTTCTTCATTAGATGCTGTATCTGGTAGGCCATTTGCGCTAGCGTCACCACCAGCACCAATTCCACCATCCAAAATTCCTACAAAGTCAGATTCTAAAAATTCTGCAAGTACTACATCACCAGTTGGTTGTACAACCGCCTTTACTGGAAACGCCTGTGCCATTTATTTCTCCTATTTCTTATATTTATCTTCAACCGCCAGCAAATACATTACCAGAACCATTGGCAACAGCAGATCCGCAAGCAACTGGATCTCCTATTCTTCCTATAGGTTTTCCGTTTGCATAGACAGTGCTTGAGCCACCACCAAGAACAGAACCATGACACGAAGGTCGGGGATTGCAATGCACAGCCCACCCATCACCTTTTCTATGTACACCAATTCCATTGACAAATACATTTCCACTTCCGCCTGTATTATTTCTTGGCGGATATGCACCATGTCCTGTGCATGTGTCTCCTAATCTAGTTACAGCTGGCATAAACTGGATACCCCCTTATTTCTCTTATATCATCTGTGTTATCGTAAAATGTTTTCTCATCTACATTAAAATTACAATTCAATTTAAAGTTTCCATTTTCATCTGATATATCTTCAAGGTATTTAAATCTATTGTCTTGTGTAATATCAATTGGAAATGTTTTCTTAAAATATTCTAAATCAATTGAATTTAAAACTCTATTATTTACAATATAATTATTAGAAAATTTAGTTTCTTTGAACACAACTGAGTCTATAAATGCTTCATAATCATTTCTCTGTTCCAAATCGTTATATTCTCTAATTCCGATTAATAAATTCTTTTTATACAAATAATCTACAATATCGATTTTGGAATCCCTATAGTCTTTTATTATCTCTAACATTTCTTCATCTATACTAGAATTATTTATATTAGGATCATATCTAAATTGTTCATCTTTTCTTCTAGACTCTAACCATTCACGCCGCGAGGCAAAATCAGTATCATCTATATCATCAGATTTATGTAAAAATAAATCTCTATCAAATGAGAAATTATTATAAATCTTAAATAATACTGTAATTTCTTTTACTACTGCACCAGAATTATCTATCACAAAATCATCTACATAAAATGTTAAGTTATCTTCATTTTTAACAACTTCTAAAACAACACTTTCGGATGTAGTAACTCTGGCAATAACTTCATTATCTATTCCTGTAGAATTGATATTGTCTAAAAGAGATTGATTGCTATCTCTTTTTTCGATCAATACTTCTTTTTCTTGAATAGTTTCGGCAAAAATTATTTGATTATCTAAATTTGCTATATTATTTGATAAAATAGAACTAGATGTGATAGATACATCTTCTACTGTTCTCTCGACACGATTTATGTCTATATCTCCTATCAATCTTTCTATTTCATGTCTAATTATTGTTACTACTTCAGTTCCAGAACCCAAATTAACTGATCTTTGAAATTCTCCTAACTTTGCTCCAACAAAAAAAGTAGTATCTCCTTGTGTAATCTCTTGGCCCGCAACAAATTCTCTTCCACTATTATCAGTAGGAATTAAATCAATTGTTCCTTTTGTGATGTTTGTTCCAAGAATTTTTACAGAAAATTCTCTAGGAGAAATTGGATTGAAATCTGTATAATCGTAATCTAAGCTTTCGTTGTGGGATATAAAGTTGCCTTCATTATCCGTAAACCCCTGTGTCTTTGTCCAATCTTCAAATGCATATTCTCTCAAAAATTTATCTGTCTCTGATAGTGTACCAGATATAACCCCCTCTGTAGACAATTTAAGACAATCTGGTAATCTTCCAGAAGATTCATCAATTTCATATATGAAGTTGAAGTTTGAATTTTCTCTATTAAATCCCCACACTTCATTTTTAGTACTGGCCAAATCCAGATCCCATTCGACATCAGAAAACTCAAACAAAAAGCTTGAGTTTATATCAGTTACTTCTTGAGTTTCCTTGTATATTCCTGTCTCATGTCTACCAGAACGGCCTGGAGCAGCGAATCCTTCATTTTCTTTTCCATAATCAATCTTTGAAGCTTTCATGAAATTGATGTTGAAACCACCCATGGGAATTGTCTCGTGGCCATAGGCATTTGAACCATCAGATCTAATATGTCCAGAGGTAATTTTATCATAAAATGTTGGCTGGAATTTATTAACATCAAATATATTAGAAGATATTCCAATGAAAGAATCGAAGAAAAATTCTATCACTCTGTCAATTACCCTAAAGTTTGGACGGAATATTTCTTCTAACATCTGTTTTCCAAAAATATTCGTTTTTGGCGGAACGATTGCAGAAGTATGTAAAAAGAATTGTTCTATCATATAAGAAACATCAGTATTCTCAAGTTCAAAATTGCTAAATTTTAAATTAGAATTCCACATATCGATATCAACAAAAAACAATTTATGTATATATGTTTTATCTAAAGTTTCAGTATAGTATGGTAAAACTTTAAACTGCATATCTTTTGTATGTTCGAAGAATAATCCTTTCGCCAATTCGTATTCAATCATAGATACGCTTCGATATAAACTCTTATCTAAAATATTAAATGTTTGTTTAAATTCATAAAATGGAGAAGGTGTAAATTCAGCTGCGTCAAAAGTTCTCGAATATTCTCTATTATCGAATGCAAAATCTTTTGCAATTTCCGAAAATCTTTTGAAATTGTCGGCAGAGTCTATATATTTTTGAAACCCATAATTAATTGGGATAGTTTTATCTCTTGGTTTTCCGATATAAAGTGATTTTGTAATATCTCTTAAATAATCAACAGGTCTAAAGAAATATAATCCTTTCTGAGTATCTAAAACTAGATCTTGTTCTGATAAGATATTTTTAGAAGAATTTAATTCATAACCATATTTTTTAGTTGTATTTAAGTCTGCCATACCAACAAACTCAGACAGAGTTAAATCTTTTAATCCAAAATCTATCCCTCCAACAAAATCATTTTGTTGATACTCAAAACTATATTTTATGTTCATCAACGAAACATCTATGGTGTTATCTATTATACTTTCCTTAATAGAAAGACCGTCTGATTGACTTTCTATAATGGAAGAAGTTTTAGTAAACGATTCTATAAATTGTTTAAAAGTATCTGCCCCATCAATATTCTCAATAATTTTTTGTCTGTCAAACATTTCTGATGACGCTGAATTAAATTCCGATATAACATTGATTAAACTGAGGCCGCCATATAATTGTATATCAATATTTTCTGTAAGATATTCTTGTCGAGCACCAGTAAATGGAGAAAACTCAAATGTAGTTTTCTTGGGCATCAAAATCATATCTAAATTTGTATATTCTAGAATAGTTCCGCCATATAAAGAAGGCCTAATAAGATCAACAAAATCTTGATTGTCTTCTTCTGCATTATAGAGTTCGAATGTGTATGTTTTATATTTTTCAACAACAACATCATTTCCATTTTCTATAAAATATCTTTCTGCTGTAATTGATTCTATAAATTCGAAATTTTCTTTTGGATTTCTTGTGTAAGTTTCTACTGCTGCTTGTTCCATGGCAAAACCACCAACAAACAGCTGTCCTTGTTTGACAGTACTTAAAGAAACTCCACCTTCTAATAATGGATCGAAATTAATATTACTGAAAGATGCATTTCTTTGAGAGAAAGTTGAAAACCCAAATCTAGAATTAATAAACCTTTTAGTATCTTCATAATCATTCAAATCTATTTCTATGACAGTTTGAAGGTCAATATTAGTAGAATTCATTTGACTTGTATATACTTTTACAATATTTTGATTTTTTTCTACTCTTATCTTAGAACCAGTTGGACTTTGATCCCATCCCCCAGCAGTATCTAGAGGGTTTGCTGGTGGTAATTCATTAGTCCACATATGACTACTTACATGATTTGATATAATGTTACCACTAAAATTGATAGACTGGCCGATGTTTGTAGCTAACATCCAAGTTTCTCCACCAAACATGCCTCCCTGAGTTCTGACAGCACTCAAAGTATACTCATAATCATCTTCTTTTACATAACCAACTATCACGCCAATAGTATCATCGTCCTGAGCAGATGAATTAATATCTACTTCCAGATTAAAAGAATCGATGGGAGATGGAGAAACAAATCCAATATACGACCTAGAATTTTCAGTAGATTTTATATCGTCATTAGAATCTACTGTCCAAGAATCTAATTCGCTTGGTCTATTTGGATATGTTGCGATTCCATTTGTCGGTAATGGGCCATGGGAAAACCTATGCCAAGAATTTAAAATACCATATGAATTTACGCCAGTTGTTCTAGGCTGCACATCCAATACACCATTTGTTAAACCGTCCAGTGAAGTTAGAAATGTTATTTCTAGTTTTCTAGTAATTTCTCTATGTTTTACTAGTCTATATGTAAAATCAGTTTCATGTAATAATTGAACTCCATCTATCTCAATAGTAAATGGTCTAGTATTAATATTATCATTATCAATCCAATCGTCGATTGAACTAACCCATATATTAGATGAATATACTCCATCATTAACAACATGAAAATTTTCTGTATATTCTCCCGAATTGATATCAAATGGATTTTCTATTATATCTGGAATTCTTTCAAACCCAAACCAAAGTAAACATCTTCCAGCTGGAATATCGATGTCTCTGATGTTTATAGATAAATTATTCCAACCAACATCATTTTCAACATCAAAGTCATAAGAAGCTACTAATTGAGAAGAAAGTCCAGAATGAAATTCGTCTAAATTGTTTATTGCATCTTCATATTCATCAAGACTTCTATATACATGTATACGCAATCTTGGATTTGAAGTTTGAATATTTGTTGCATTTATCGAAAAATGAAAAGCATCATTTACAGTCTCTTCAACTAACTGATAATCTTGAACATGTTCAACAGGTTTGGTTGCAGTTTTTCTAAAATCTCCTTCCAATACGATGAATGACGCAGATTCTTCATTTTTTTGATTTTGTCTTGATTGCCATTGTCCAGCATACATTTCATCAAAAAGAGAAATATATGAATTTGGATCTGGAGCTTCAATATTAGAATAATTTTCTGAAGTTTCCGTTCCTACTTGAACATAATTACTAGTGCTTGCTTCTCTATAATCAACTTCTAGATAATTATAAATTAAATTGGATCGTATAACCTTGTATGGCTTATACATCTGCAGAGGATCTAATGCATTTGAATTTCCTCTATCATTCTCTGGATAATAATAATTTATATACTGCAACTCAACTTCAGTTGCAGAATCAAAAATTATATTGTCTACTCTTCTCGTACTGGCCTTTACTGCTGGCCCACCACGAATTGTAATTTGAGGCATGTTTAATTATCCAAAAAATCTATTACTATCATTTCTATCTATAAAGGGTCCAATTGGTTGATTTGTATTTTTATCTAATATAGGAACCAATGTATATAATTTATCTTCTCCAGTTCTCATTATAATTATTCCTTTTTCGGAACTAAAGTCATCTAGTGCTTCTGAAATTGGTGGAGACAACTCCGGCAATTCACTTTCATTTCCACCACCTATTGGTGCTGAAGATATTGGATCTTCTGCTGGTGGTTGTACAACAACAGGATTTTGATCTGCTTCTTCGCTTGGTGGTGAATTGATAAACTCCTCTGTCTCAGTTTCATCTGTTGCAACATTGTTTAAAGTACTCTCAGTTTCAGTTTCATCGACTGAGGGCCGCAATTCTATTGCCGCATCTACAGAAATATCCACAGATAATCTTGGTCTTGTATCCTGATCCTCTGGTTCGTCAATACTTGTTGTTGGTGGTAGAGTTGCATCTTCAGAATCATCACTCAATTCAACTACTTCTACGCTAGATGTATCCGTATCGTCTTCCGACAGCACGGCCGGAACCGTAGAATCTCCAAGATCAGTGTCTCCAATAGAAGAAACAGTATTGTCTGAAATGCTATCTTCGTCAGCTGACGATATAACTGCACCTTGATCTAAAGATTCATCATCATCCGATACAAATTGTATCGATTCTTGATCGCTTTCATCTTCACCAGTGAGCGTAGATGTGCCCTCATCTGCTGGAGTTTCTTCCACGACACCTGTAGCTTGGGATATTTCTTGCTGTTCGTCTACAGATGATGCAAAAGGAACATCGGCATTGTCTTGGGAGTCTTGATCGCTTGAAAGTTTTAAATCCTCATCATCAGCAATCTCAGAACCTTCTTCTGATACTAGCTCTGTTATTTCTACCACATTTCCATCTGTTACTGGTGGGATCGTATTATCTACTTCGGGTGTATCTGTTAAAATACCAACATCCGTATCATCAAGGCCTTCATCTTCTAATATTTGTGTAGCTTCTGTATCATTCTCTTCGCTAAAGGCTTGGGATTGTGATGGATCTGTGGCATCAGTTCTACCATCAGTTAAGGCCTCAACCGCATCAGTATCATCAATTCGTTCATCAACAAGCGCACCAACGGCATCCGTAGAATCGACTCTATCATCCGTCAATCCTTCTACAGCATCAGTATCATCAAGTCTTTCATCAACAAGTGCTCCGATAGAATCGGTGCCATCTGTCCGTTCATCTTCTAGTGCTATTACTCCTTCACTAACATCCGTTCTATCATCTGTTAGTGCGCCTACTGAATCGGTATCATCAGTTCTATCATCTGTTAGTGCGCCTACTGAATCGGTATCATCAGTCCTTTCATCGGTAAGCGCCTCTACAGAATCTGTAGAATCTACTCTATCATCTGTTAGTGCGCCTACTGAATCGGTATCATCAGTCCTTTCATCGGTAAGCGCCTCTACAGAATCTGTAGAATCTACTCTATCATCTGTTAGTGCAGCAACTGCATCTGTATCTTCTGTTCTAGCATCATCTTGTGATCCTAAAATTGTAACTTCGTCCTGACTATCATCAGTAAGTGTAGCTATAGAATCTGTATCATCCAATCTCTGGTCGGTTTGTGCTTCGATAGAATCTGTATTATCCTGTCTTTCGTCAGAATTTAATGTAGATGGGTCAGAAGTATCTTCTGTGGATGTTTCTGTAGAACCAACTGGTAATGTATTATCATCTGTTTCTGTGCTACTCAAGACACTTTCTGCTGAAGTATCGCCTAAATCATCAGTTCCTGATAGCCCAATAATACTATCATCAATATTATCTGAAACGCCTGTTGTTATTGCAGTAGTATCATCTATATTATCATCTGTTACGGTGCTAACAATAGAAGATTCATCTACTCTTACATCAATATCAACTTCAATAAAATCAGACTCGTCTGTTGGTATTTCTGAAGAAACATCCGTAATAATTAATTGGTCAGAAACATTTTCATCTGCTGCCGCAATTGCATCAGTATCGTCTATAGAACCTTGCTCGCCCTCTATACCGACAGATGTATCATCTTCTTCGGTTTCATCTCCCGATACTGATATTGTAGAATTATCGATAGAATCATTATCTGTAGCTGCAACAGCATCAGTTCCATCTCCTATACCATCTCCATCAATAAGAACTTCGCCCTGAGCATCTGTAGGAATTTCTGTAGGAATTACTCCCTGCCCACTTGCATCTGCCGGAATTTCTGATATAGAAGACACTGCTATAGATTCTTCATCACTCTCATCTGAGTCGATAGAAATATCCACTGAAGAATCTATAGTAGTAGCTGATACGGAAGAAGTCTCTGCTGCAGAATCTTCTGCAGATTCATTATCTGATTGTAATATATCAGAATTGTCTTCTGAAATTTCTGCGCTAACTAAGTTATCCTGAGAACTATCTTCTGGAGTTTCGTCTGATATTTGCAAATCAACTAATGTATCATCTACAACATTGCCATCTGTCAAAGATACATCTGAAGTATCTACCTCTGATTCTGATGCAGAAAGTATCGCATCAGTATCATCGACTGCAGAAACAGTTGCAGTTTCAATTGCATCAGTATCATCAGGAGTTTCCGTATCGGTAGACTTTGCAATATCAATTTCATCCAACAATTGATCTGAATCTGTTACATCTTCTGTAGATAATTCTTCTATATTCTCAGCTGAGGTAGATTTGACTGTTTCACTATCACCAATATTTTCAGTTGTTGTTGATATATCTCCAGATAATTCCAATACTTCTTCACCGTCTGCCAAAACAGCTGTAGATGTGTCATCGATAGAATCGATATCACCCACAAGCAAGGAAGAGTTTTCTTCTACCTCTTCTCTATCAATCTGACCTATTGCAGAACTATCTTCAGGTGTCGCAGAATCTGAAAAAATATTATCTGTTGTTTCTTCTACATTTTCATCTGCGATAGTTAATACTGATGTGTTATCGCCAACTTCTTCAGATGTTGATAAAATCCCTTCGTTGGTTTCTCCAACTTCTTCCGCGGCCGCAGCTGATGGGGATGTGTCATCTAGTGACCCTATATCATTTACTGATAAGGTTTCTGGAATATCTTCTACTTGTTCATCATCAACTATAGATATTTCAGAAACATCGCTCGTTTCTTCAGAAGATAATGATAAAGATTCTGAACTATCTTCTACATCTGCACTATCACCAGCAATAATCGCAGAAGTATCTTCTGCCGCCTCTGCAGTTACCTCTATGGATTCTGAACTATCGGCAACTTCTGCACTATCACCAGCAATAATCGCAGAAGTATCTTCTGGTGCTTCTATAGAAGTTTCTATAGATTCTGAACTATCTTCTACATCTGCACTATCACCAGCAATAATCGCAGAAGTATCTTCTGGTGCTTCTATAGAAGTTTCTATAGATTCTGAACTATCTTCTACGCCTATAGAATCTCCAATAGAGATTGTAGAAGTATCTTCTGGTGCTTCTACAGTTACCTCTATGGATTCTGAACTATCCTCTAAGCCTATAGAATCTCCAATAGAGATTGTAGAAGTATCTTCTGGCGCTTCTGTTGGGGGTGTTTTAGATTCTGAACTATCATCTACATCTGTGGCCACGGTTGGTGTGGTAGATGAAGAGTCTTCGGGTACATTGCTAGTAAGAAGTGAAGATTCAGTACTGTCAGTTGGAAGTTCTGATGCTGCTTGGGCGTTCACTGTGAGATCGGCGGTGGCTTCGGTTGCTAAAACTGAAGGATCAGTGTTATCTTGTACGTTGTTTGCGGCTGCTAATAGAGTTTCAGTATCATCTTCTGATGTTTGAGAAGCGAGTATAAATTCTCCAGATTCATCAGGGACTTCATCAACAGTAGAAGCTGTTTCAAAAGACGAATCTTGTGGTATTTCTGAATTTAAAATTTCATTTTCAGTTATGTCTGGTATATTTTCTGATGTATCAGAAGTTTGAGAAATATCATCCTGATTGACATTAGTTGATGTGACAAAATCGAATGAAGAATCATCAGAAATATTTGAAGGTGCTTCGATGGCATCTGTTGTATCTAAACTTTCACCCACCTGTCCAGCCGAAATGAATGAATCTTCATCTACATTTTCTGAATCTATAGCGGATGGTATAGAATCGTCTGGAACTTCTCCACTAGAAGAAATATTTTCTGCAGAATTTTCATCTACATTTTCTGAATCTATAGCGGATGGTATAGAATCGTCTGGAACTTCTCCACTAGAAGAAATATTTTCTGCAGAATTTTCATCTACATTTTCGTCTGCAACTACGATAATATTAGATTGATCAGTGTCATCATTAGCAGATGAAGAAACGATAAAACTATCCTCATCAACATTTTCTGATGCCACACCTAAAGCAATGTCGTTATCTTGAACATTTTCTGAAGATGTTAAACTTTCTGTTGTAACTTCGGGAGTAGTATCTTCTCCCAATGTTGATGCTACTGCAAGGTCTTCTACTTGATCGGAACTAGCAACAATAGAATCTGTTGAATCTTCTGGAACTTCGGCATCTTCATTTGAAATAGTAGATGTATCATTGCTTTCGGAATCAGAAACTGATATAAATGAAGAAGAATCTTCGGAAACTTCTGTAGCTATAGTTATTTCTGGAGAAAAATCATCCGATGTCTCTGTAGACCCAACAACGAAATCTGTATTATCTACTGTATCATCCGCACCAGCGTTAATTTCTACACTACCAGTTATTTTGTCTTGGGCTTCAGCAATATCTACGCTTTCACTAGTTTCTCTAACATCTAGAAAGCTAGCAATTTCTTCTTGTTCTGTTTGTTGAAGTGCAGTTTCGACAAAAGTTTCGATATCTTCTACAAGTGACTTATCTTGTAAATTAAAAGTTTCTACAATTTCAGATATTGGAGTATCTAAAAGGGTATTTACAAATACATCTGTAAAATAATTTTGTGTAGTAGTAGATATATTTTCAGTTATGGACTGGACCGTTAAATCCTGTAAAGCTTCTATCTCTGCAACACTCTGAACACTATTTTCGATAAAAAACTGTAATTCTGTGATTGATAATATATTTGTATTTTTTAATTCATCAACATCAATAAAATTAGATAGATTTTGAATAATAAAATCAATAGTTAATTTTTCACTAAAACTTTCCAACTGAGTTAGGAAAGAACTTTCAGTCTGTTCGATTAAATCTGCTAACTTTAGCTCAGAATTTTCTGACAACTCTCCTATTAGTTGCTCTATAAGATTTGTTTTTTCAAGATCTTCATCGTATTCTGAATTTAGTGTGGATTCTGTTTCTATATTTTCTGTGGGGGTTATTTTGGATAATGATTGGGCCTCAGAAAATTCTGTTAAATCTACAGTCGATTGTTCTTCTATTTCAGTAGAACTTACAAAATTCGCATCGGAAGAGGTAATATTTTCAACAACTTCAGTAGAAGAGACTTCAGAAATGGATATAGTTTCGCTAGTTTCTGTCGCAGATGTTTCTTTTGTATCTGTAGTTTCAGAAACTTCGGTAGCAGATGTTTCTTTTTTATCTGTAGTTTCAGAAACTTCGGTAGCAGATGTTTCTTTTTTATCTGTAGTTTCAGAAACTTCGGTAGAAGAAATATCAGAAAATAATATAGTTTCACTAGTTTCTGTCGCAAATGTTTCTTTTGTATCAGCCGTTTCACTAGTCTCTTCTCTTTCAATTTCTGATACATCACTTATATCTGCGATTTCGGTAGATTTTAAATTTGAAGCTTCAATAGTCTCAATGTTTTCTAGTGATGTTATCTGAGAAATATCCAGCTCGTCGATAGTTTCAGTAACATCTACCCCAATAGTAGAATTAGATTCATTTTCTTCAATTTTATCAAGATCGCCAATCGCCTGTGTTTCCACAGCATCCGTAATCTTTTGTTCTTCTGTAGATGCGATTTCTGATTCTTCAATAGTTTCGATATCTGAAATTGCAATAATTTCAGCGGTTTCTGTTGCCGTAAGGTCAGATAATCCCAATTCTTCAGTTTCTTCTATAGAAACTATAGAAGAAGTTTCAGTAACTTCATCGTCTTCGGTAATTTCAACATCCGTATCATCAGTAGTTTCTTCTGGTGCAGAATATACTAATGTTTTTAATTCAGTATCTTGTAGATATGCCAGAACAAACTGCCGCAAACTAACCATATCATCATCTGTGATATATTTTGACCGTCTTGTAAGTTCTGTTATTTTTTCAGAAGTAAATTCTAATTCGGATAGATCTGGGGCAATTACTAAATTACCCACATTTTCAGCAACAAATTTTTGTAAAATTTCTTTTACTTCTGTTACATCTTCTTCAAATGTGTCAATTCTCTTTACAACATTTGAATATAATTGTGAAGTTGCAGCCGAAATAGTTTTTGCAGAAAAATCTTTTGATATATTGTCAGAAATATTAGTTGTTTTTTGTGCGTCTTGTACAACTTGATCTGCCACATTGACAATAATATCCTGAACTTCTCTTTCAGGTTCTGCTGCTAAAGTTAATGTTTTAGTAACTTCCACATCATAATTAGCAGTCTGAGGATCATTCAATTCCACATTAAATTCTAATGCAGTTCCATCAACATCGAATGTGTAATTATTTGTAGAATTTAATGTGGGATTTGTTACAGATAATCTAACAATATCTCCGTTTGAAACAGATACACTTGTACCACTATCTACACCATTTTTTATAATTTTTCCAGAAGAAAATGTTACTGTAGATGGATCTGTTGTCAATCCACTAACAAATATTTGGTTTGTCTGAGTAGTTATGTTCCAAGATGTAGTAGATGCATCATAAACATAAGTTAGACTACCCTCAGTGACGCTCTGTCCGTCTGTGGGGTTGGTTACACCTGCCGGCGAACCTATTCCAATCTTTACTTTAATTATATCTCTGAATAAGAATATGTTTGTGACTGACATCGTATCTCTATAAAAAATAAGGGGAAGCTAATGCCTCCCCTATATTTATTTCAAATTTTAATCTTTAGAGATTATCAAGAAAAAGTATTGTCTGCAATCGCTGCAATATCTCTTGGAGTATAATCACTATATTGTGGTCTGATAGGTCCGCCTCTGGTTAAGAGGAAGATTCTCATACCATTGCCAAATGGTTTAGTTGACATCATACCAACATATGTTCTGTGTGTTGCATTTGTTGTCGTATCAAACGCATCCGCACCATCTCTAAATGCAGTAGATGCAGTTGTAGCGGCCGCACCCTGTTTTGCATTATGCCAAGTATATGGCTGACGGAAGTTGAGCTTATCTCCATTTGAAGATACATGTTCAGCTCCAGGCGTATGTCCTGTTTCTAATGTACTTTCTTGTGCAGAGTCTAAGTCATACTTGGTTGCAGATGTTTTAATAATACCACCTTGAGTAGAACTATCAGCACCAGCCACACAAATCAAATCCATTTCTGCGTCACTATAGATAAATCTCTGTGATGCAAGTGGAGTTGGGAAGTTAAAGATAACTGTTTTATCTTGTGTGATAGATAACTGTTCAACAGGGTTGATACATGCAGGGCTGTCGACCTGTGGAATAACAGCAGAAACATGATAATCCCAAGGTTTAAACACATCATTTTCACGAACAACAAATCTATAGATGCCTTTAGCAACTTTATGAATGTCATTCCAGATAGAAGGAATATCTCTATCTTCTGGAACTGATACTAAGTATGTTGACTTACCTGTATCTCTTTCTTCAACATCATTATAGTTTTCATAAGAAAGTTTTACAACTGTGCCATTTTCGATTGGTTGGTTAAATGTCCATGTATCATCTGTAAGAGAATATGCATACATTGGTTTTTCAACACCAAAATATTCCAAACTGATATTTGTAGTACCAAATTCAACATTACCATCAGCATTAATAGTATAGTTTTGTCCAAGAACGGCAGCATCTGCTTCCGAACCATCCACGAATACTTTAAGTCTGTTGATTTCGAACAATGGATTTGAGGCAGTTCCGCTTCTTCCATAGAAGTTTGTATACTGATTATTAAACCCAGCGCCTTGCCACGCATATTCATAGATAAATGTATCGTCTTCTGGGAATGTATCAATAACTGCTTCAATTCTCATGGCCTCACAAGTTGCCGAGGCATTTAAAGTGCCAGAAGTTTCGACAAGCGCCGCCTGATCTGCAGTAGTTACGATATCGCCGACTTTCATACTAATTACACCAGTGCCTGGCGTAGTCCACATTGTGAACACACTGGTACTACCTACTGTTTGAGTTTCAAACCCGCTTTTCCCCGTAACAGCGGCTCCAGCCTGATCGGCATAATCGGTAAGAAATCCACTTGTAGCACCCCTTTGAGAATGTTGAGGTAATGGTACAATTTCTGCATCTGCCGAGGTGGTTGGTGGAGTTGTTAACGCATTTGGAGTTGCAGCAACAGCGCTTATAGAAGCACCACCAGCATCAACTGTTGCAGTCATTAAAGTGTAGTGAACAACTTGAACTCTTCTTGAGCTAACCAAAGTTAGCGATTCTGGGGAAGTTGGAGTAAACAAAGCAACACTTGATGCGATAGGAAGCTCTCTTGCGTCACCAGATGCACTTGTTGCTGGAGCTAACTCAGTTTTATCTAGAATTTTTATATCAGTTCTAGGATCTAAGTATGTATCAACTCCAGTAGAAGAACGATGTCTAACTCTATATACAGACAATCCAAGTCTTGCAGGGCCCTGCATTTGGTTTCTAGCAGCATTAAAGTTTGCTAAACTACCAGTAGTGAATGAGCCAGGATCGCCAACAGCCGCTGTTACAGAAGAATGTACATCTGAAGTCGCAGTTCTCGCGGCAACGGTATTATCGAAAGCCGTAATATGCTGTCCGACTGGTACAAAAGTAGTTCCAAACGCGGAACCATAATTTAAAGGAAATTCAGTTCTTTGAGCGATATCTGTCGCGGTGGAGAAGTTTGAAATCTGCGCCGCGCTGGCAATTTCTGCATAATTCTGCTTAATGAGTGATGGTAGTGTTACCTGATCGTTAATAACTGTATATCCAGTAGTTGAGTTTGTTCCGAGGCTGCCAGCATCAGTCAACGGAATACCCGCTGTTGCTGATGTAGTTTTATATCCTGGCCCACCCTGATATGCTTGTTGAATAACTTCAATTGGATTTGAGTCTGTTAAAATAGACTGTTCTACTGGAAGGCCTGCCTTCAGCTGTCTTCCATTCACATCAAACACTTGTAATTCGTCCAAAGCTTTTGATGTAATTGTAGTTTGTCCTGTTGCAGTATCAAAGTCTTCACTCACCTCTGCAAAGAAACCAACATTATAATTTGATGTTTCTTCTGGGCGAGTTGATGGAGAATATAAACAATGGACTGGTGATTTACCATCTTCAAATTCAATTCTACCTGATACATTGTTAACATGTCTCTGTACAACAAACCATGCATAGTCATCATCTTGATCTACTGATGCTTGGTCAAACAAGAACAATCCAGTACCATGGTCAGTACATGTCAAACGATATGCGAGTGGATAACCACTTTCGATATCATCTGTTGTTTTACCTTGTCTACGGAACCAACCAGATTTTGCTTTGTTTGTATCGTTAGAGAAGTTATAATAGATTTCGCTAAGTTCGCCAGGCTGTCTAAATACCGCCTGTTTAATACCGTCACGACCTTGTCCTTTTGTCAAATCTCCATTATCTTTGATTTGTAGTGCAGTTGCAATATTAACATAAAGATACTCATCTCTACGGTCATAGAAGAAACGCATTCTCCATTTTTGAGGTTTACGCGCATCCTTGACTGGTTGAGTTAATGAAACTGTTGATGGAATGGCAACTGTTGCAGAGTTTACATCAGCTTTTGATGATAAAAGGTCTGTCGCTTTTTCAGATTCGACAATAAACATATCACCAATTCTATTAAGACAATCTTTTACTGCTCTATGGTCTTGTTGTCCATTTACAGCAATTGGAATTGGTTCTGATGAATCTGCATCTTGGAATGGATATATGATATTATATGGCTGAGATTCGAAATCAGACTTATTAATTGCCATTCTCCATTCGCCCTTTACATATACTGTTTTAGATGCACTATTAAAAGCATTTACATCTATTGTATCTTCCGTTGCACTATCTAATTTTACAGTAACAACACCAGTAACTTCATCGACAGAAGAAATTAGTGCAGCACCTTTACCATTAGGTTCGATGATGCGTTTACCAACATCGGCAGAAGACAAACCTCCAGCGACTGGATTTGCGGCTGTAGCATTGTCAAAATCACCAACTAAGGTTTTTCCAGAAATATCTGTTAATGTAAAAGTTCCATCTGCAGCGGCGGAACCGACAGTAGGGGCAGCTGCCCATGTCAATGTTGCGTTCTGCTGTTGTACAGATGTCCATGCAGAACTATAATAGTTTCCATATGGGTGTAAACATAAGTCTGTTGCAAGTGTTCTTAAAACACCATTTTGTGCTTTAGGGTCTTTAACAGTATCTACGAAATATTCTAATACGACTGTATCTCCAACTGAAAAAGATTCACTTCTCCAAGTTACTGTTCCGTAGTCTAATGCAAGCTGTTCTGCATCAACAACTGAACTTACTTTAATAACTAGATCTGGAGCAGAACCACCAATATTACCCAATTGTGCTTCTGAGATTGTGATTTCATTTCCTACCAGATAGTCTTGGCCAAAGGTCAAAGGAACAACTTTAGTCACATTTCCTACTGCATCGACAAACACTTGAAAAGACCCACCAGTTCCCGAAGAACCATTTACAACACCGTCTGGATCATTTCCTACTGCAACAGAAGTTGGAGTGACTAAATATACCCCCCCACGATGTCCAGTAGTTCCAGAATCTGTTTCAACACCAGTTACAGCTCCAACGCCATCGTAAAAGGAGACAAAAAATTGATTTTTCGCCGGAGACTCATCAACAACTGCAGTTGTAGGAATGGTAGAAGGATCATATCCTTGTCCAGAAACAGAAACATCTACAGAAACTACTCGTCCACTACCGTCAGTAGTAGCAGTTGCAGTCGCCTGTTTAAATGTACCAGTTGCTGGTTGGCCACCCCTAATTGTGACATTGAAAGTAGTGGATGGAGCATAACCCAAACCACCAGATAATACTGAGATGGATTCGATACCACCAGTATTTGTGTAGGTGAAACCACCCAAGCTTGCTGGCTGGTTTCCATTCCTATATGTCTGTGTTAGTGGTGAAGTTACTGTGGTAACTGTTCCACCAATAAACTGTCTTCTTTGCGAAGATAAAGAATATGGAGAAATTCTATCAAATTCTCCTTGAGCAGGGCGGCCTAGCCTTGTGAATGTTTGGTTAAAACTATTCAAAAATTGAAATTTCTGTTGATGCTTCTGTTGTTGCATCGAAACCATTTCATTTCTCTGAATAGAGAATCCACCTGACATAAATTCTGTAGATAATGAAGTAGTCATTTATTGATCTCCTTTAGATGTATTATAATTTTGTTTTCTTTTTATTTATAAAAACTTTTCTTTGTAAATTATTCACCAAGTACCGAGCCTGGAGCCTTTCCTTCAGTAACATCACTATATCTAATACTAGATCCTGTTACTTGCATGAAAATTCTCATACCATTTCCATCTGGAAGAGTTGAAACCATACCTTCATATTTTCTGGCATCTTTTCTCCAAATATATTTTGTTTGGTCAGGCCCATTATGTCCAGCATATCTAGTTGTTTGATTTGCTGGCATTGCTGGAGTGGTAGTTGGAATATATTCTCCATTACCAAAACCCCCTGCAGGCCCGTTGATACCATCACTATCTCCATATTTGTTAATTTCAACATGTCCTGCTTGTGTAGAGAAGTCTGCTGAAGAAACACAAATCAAATCTAGTTCACTCTGAGGATAATAAAATCTTTGAGATGTGATTTGAGTTGGGAAGGAGAAAACAAAATTTCTGTCTTGTGTAATTGATAACTGTTCTTGTGGGTTAATAATAGCATGAGAGTCTATTTCATGCATTGTTGCTGATACATGATAATCCCATGGTTTTAAAACATCCTGCTCACGAACAATAAATCTGTTGATAGTTTTAACTTCATTCATATTTGTCTCAGGAAAATTTCTATCTTCTGGCGTAGAAATTATATATGTATTTTGAGATGGATTCGAAGATGTATAGTTAACTAATGAAATAGAGAAGTTAGACATAGCTCTTGGTGCATGTTTAAATACTAAAGTTTTATTCATGAAATCGTAAATATATTCTTGAACTGTACTATCTGCATCTGTCCATACTATATCGCCAGGCAATAAACTAGTATATGCTTGTTTATTCGAAGATTTAGTAAGATTGCTTGTTGTGATAGTATAGCTTCCTGCATCTTTGTCTAAGAAAAATGCTCTTCCAGTTGCAGAGTTTACTATATTATTGTCAATAGTTCCTGTTGAAGATTCTCCTAACAAATTAGGTACAACTGCAGCATCCTCTGCTGGTAGTTTGAAGTTCGAACCTAAAGTTTCTACTCCTGCTGCCTCGAGCATTTCCAAGAATCTACCTGCAGTAGTTGGATCTCCATTGACTACCCAATCATCATATGTTAGAACATATGCGGCGTTATCTCTTCTAACTTCCACATCATCTAAAGTAACAACCATAGATTCCATTACCTTTGCAGCATTATTCTGCTGTGCATTATATAAAATATCTAACAGTGCAGAATCGCCTTCGGTGTAGTCGGATATAGAAATCGCATCTGGCACAGGCGGCACGCCCGGCGAGCCCGTGGTCGATGCGGATGCTTTAGCAAATGTTGAAACTCTATCTAAGAAGTTTTCTGGGAAAATTACATTTCTAGATGGTGATGGAGCCATATCATTTTGCTGAATCCAACTCGCAATCGGAGCTGTAGATGAAGTTTGTTCACTTCCATCAAGTGAAATTTCGAACAATCCATCGGCCGGGCTGGTTACGGACGGATCGCGATCAAGAGCATTTGGTGAATTAGATGCACCCATAGTGAATGCTGTTGCTCTTCTTCGTGGAAGACTATTAAATCCAGTGATTGCCAAATCAGTTGGTACTCTTGTTCTAGACATAATCATATCGCTGGAACTGCCTGGCAGGTCCGCGATGTTTGCGGTGTTGATGCCCGTTTGAGTAAAATCGTTGTTTGATGTTACATTTCCTGTTGCACTAGTTCCAATCAGAATTTGATCGCCAGGGTTCAGAAGGTTAAATCCTGTAGATGGATCTGCAGATGAAGTAAATGTCAATTCACCAGACACATTATTCCAACTCACAACGCGGCCTCCATTGTATTGAATATTTGGTGCCGAGCCTGTGCTCTCGGCAATAAACATGCCTGGAATAAGTTCCAACGCGGTAACTGAAGTTGGATCTAAATATATCACATATACAGTTTGTGACCAAAGAGTTTCAGACGCAGAACCCTGTGCGCCGGTAATACCTCTATAAAGATCTGATTTTACATCCGTATTATATACACCACCCCCATATCCAGATGCACCAGCCGAATATCCAAAACTATTGAAGTCGATAGCATTTACCAATCCATTAAATATAGATTTGCTCTTATCAATCCATACAGTCGGGCCTTCTGTCTTGAAAATAGTTCCCAACGAATTCGCTACCGGCGCAGCAGGAGACAAATCTGCTAAATCGTCAGTCGAATAGTAATTACTTATAGAACTGATATCAACAGGGCGCTTCGCCGGAGAATACACACAGTGAACTGGGGTTTTCTCAGTAAATTCTGGTTGTCCTGTTGTTTGGTCAACGTGGCGCTGCACAACAAACCATGCATAGTCATCATCTTGATCTACTGCACTCTGGCCGTATAAAAACAATCCCATACCATGATCGGTACAAGTTATTCTATATGACATAGGATAAGTTTGCGTAATCTCATCAACTACTTGAGGTCTTCTAAACCATTGAGATTTTGCAGTAGATATAGATAAATTTGCGCCTTTACCGATTGCCGGTTCTTTATATACATCACACAATTCTCCTGGCTCTCTATAAACTGGAGATTTGATACCATCTCTACCCTGTGGTTGTGATATGGACATATCATCTTTCAATTGGTAATCTGTCGCAACGTTAACTTTAATTTCATTGCTATTTTCCAACCAATCAAAACGAATTCTCCATTTCTGAGGTTTTCTTGACGCTGCTGGAGATAGACTATTTAAGAAATTTAAATTACTATCTGATAACAAATCTACACCCTTTTCGGATTCTACCAGAAAATTATTTGTAATTCTTCTAAGCGCTGCCTTTACATCATCTAAGTGGTTGCTTGCAGGCATTGGATGAATTAATCTAAAAGGTGTTGCAAACTCATCATTCTCTTGGAATGTTAAATTAAATACATCACCTTCTGTTATTGTAGACAATGCAGCTTTTCTTGCATCTGTTGGTAATTCAATATCACTTCCCGATATGCTTTGAGCAGTCGTGATATTTGGTACTCCGCCCGTCTGTGGCCATATAACAAATCCATTCAATCCTGTAACACCATCTGATGCGAGTTGTGGAGCGCTATAATCCCAAACCGTATTTGAACCAAGGGAATCTATTTTCGGCCAAGAATTTGTGCCAGGCTGATCTGGGCCCAAACCTTTTGGCCCCACTAGAGCTCCATATGGAACATCAATTGTTTTTCCCCAATGATAAGCAATAACAAGATTTACAGCTGCCATGTCAGTAATCCATGTCATAGGCGTAGTAGAAGGATCTCTCTTTAATTTAAAAGTTGATGTTCTTGTAGCAACATCGCTGGATACTACATAATCATCTTTTGGTAAAACTCTACCATTCAAAGATACTCTAAATTCACCACTACCTAAATCACCTTCAATCAATGGAAAATCATCCATTAAAGTGATGTATGTGGTATCATCGGCCGGATCAATCGCTGAAAACCCAGTTCCAGCAACCGCGCCACTCATATCTTTTGTAGCAGTTTCCCGATGTTCAGTAACAACTTTCCACAACTGATCTGCCTGTCTTTGTGTTGGGAGTACTGTAGAACCATCATTGCCAAAATCGTGGTTATATCTTACTGAAACTGTATTTTTAAATCCTTCTCCTACATAATCTCCTTCGTTTATTTCTTGGTCGCCAGTTGGACTTGCTGCAACAAAATCAGTATTATTAGAGAATTTTGATCTGAAGATTTCTGGAGTTTCGAATGGATGAATACACAAGTCGTGAGCTAATTGAAAAAATAATCCACCATCATTACCAGTAAATTTTTCCATTGCCTCAATATAATTAATGTTTAAAGTTTCGCCGGTGATAGGTTTTGCTGTTTCGCTAAACACTAAGGCACCAAATTCACCGATACCAGAAACATATTTTATGCTCCCTTCTCCTGCTAAAATCGAACCTTCTTCATATGAGTTTGCAGCCCACTCTTGAATTTCAGTAAAGTTTGCAGTCAAATTATTTTTGAGTATGTTTTTACCTTGGGTTCTGTCCAAAAACAGTCTCACACCACCCAATCTGATATCCCAATCCCAAGTCTTATCTGTGAAATCTGGTTTAGATCTCAACAAATATGTGTCTGTGCCGGAATTGGCATTATGTATTTCTTTCTGTGATCTATGAATGACATCAACAATGTCATTTCTCTGAACACTAAATCCACTGGCAATAGGCATTAAAATCTCCTTTGTGTATTTTTCTTTATATTTATAAAAAAAAATTAGTCTTTATTTGTTTATTTTTTATTATGTTCCAGAACCAACTGGATCATTTGAATCTATATTCGTGTCTGAATTAAAAATGTACTGGCCATTTACTAAAACCATTATACGCATACCATTACCGAATGCTGCTGTTGAACGCATCCCCTGATACCTTCTTTTATCGTTATTTACACCATCATATAAATAAGTTGTCATAGGAATATTGCTGCTCTCTGCGACCACCTCGGCAGAAGAGAAACAAATTAAATCTGTTTCTTCTTTTGGATACATAAATCTCTGCGTTGTCAATCCAGTTGGAAATGTGATTACAAATCTATTTTCATCTGTGATGGATAATTGTTCAAGTGGATTTATAATTGCATTGCTATCTATTTGATGTCTTGTTGCAAACTTATGAACATCAGAAGGTTTTAAAATATCAAATTCTCTAACAACAAATCTCCAAATATTTTTGGCAGCTGCCTCATCACCTAAATAATCTTCTCTATCATGAGGGCTTAAAATATAAAAAGTTCTTGCATTATCTACTGAGTTTATATGATATGAGTTTCCCTGATCGTCAAATATTGTATCTATTTGATCAGCAGCAGTCTGTAAATTTGCAGCCTGACTAGAAAAATAAACTCCAGCATCACTAGAATATGAAGATTCTCTAGAACATGAATATAAACAATGGACAGGAAATTTAGAACCTTCATCGTTTCTAGGCAATCCAGTTTCATTGTTTACAGTTCTTTGCAGTGCAAACCATGCATAATCATCTGCTTGATCTCCAGCAGCATCATCATACATGTAAAGAATTAATCCTCTTTCTGTCATCGTAAGTCTATACGAAAACGGATATGTTCCTTCTAGTGTTGGATCAGTTTTTGGATATCTCTTGAACCATCCACCGCCTTTTTTCTTATTTCTAAATCTTATAGAACGATTATTAATATATTTGGTATAATTAGAAACATCTGCAGGCGCAGTAGCTTGTGCAGTGCTTCGCCCTGTTGTTGGCATATAAAATGTTGCTAGTGGATATTCAGAAAAAGTAAATGATGTAGATGTACCAGAACCACCATTCGCGGTGTCTCTTGTATTTGCAGCTGTTTGGTCAAGATAAAGAGGATAATAAAACGCTGGTACAGTTCCATATGTGTTTGTATCTGTTTCGGTTCCATATACATAATATGGCCCACTATTTGCAGGGTCTGCAGAAATTACAATATCTTCAAAGGTTAAATCTACCATTTCGCCAGGATTTCTTACAACTGAAGTATCAACTGTGGCTCCATTTTCTAATGTTATGATTCCGTCAGAAGAGAGTTGTGGAGATGTGATACTACCATCATTTAAAATTTGAGATGATGTTCCAGCATTTACTTTTAACCATCCATACATTGGATTTGGGATTCCCGAACTATTTTCCCAACCAGCAGATAATATTCCATTAAAAGTATAGCCAGGATGATATTGGTCAGGCACAAATGTTGTCTCATCAATTGTATTACCTGCTGAATATTGTGTTCCGCCTCGAGCAGACATTCTAAGATTTAATTGATATAACTCTTGAGAAAATTCTTTATCTCCAGTATTACCAGCAACATCATAATACAATCTAGGGCGCAAATCAAGTTCAAACCTAATTCTATAATTCTGGTCAATACCTCTTGCTACTGCTCCACTCTTTGGAAGAATATCATCAGACGATTCGAATACCATAACATGTTGTTCTGGATCGATTCCTGCATTTTTTTGACTAAAATTAGCAACTCCAGAATATGGCCCAGAACCTGCTCCATTAGATGTAGATGGACGATTTAGAGAAACTTGTGTAAAAAATTGTTTATTAATATATGTGACAGGATTTGCAATTGTACTATCGACAAGTTCATTTCCAGCTATAGGATTTCCATTATACATCGTCCAACTTGAAGTTAAATCTTGGGCCAGTGCCATCATTGCGCCACCAGACACAACTTCGCCACTGGATATCTCGCCAGCACCTTGTAGTGTAGTAAAAGAACTTCTTTGCCTCGACATACCATAACTAGTGAGTGTCGATGGGTCTACAAATCTTTGCGCCATTACCTATTCCTTTTCCAAATCTTTTAGCCAATCATTTTCCAAAACTCTAACCATATTCTTATATGTTAGATATGCTTTTTCATCTTCTTGTCTATTTATATGAGAAATAGATAGGTCAATTTGTTCTCCAATCCAATTCCACACGGCATGTGTCTTTGGAATTGCCGCAACAATTTTAGGAGCTATGTCGTAATATTCTTCAATTTCATTTGGATAATTTTTCAACAAGAAATTATCTCTGTATATACGCAATGTATTGAGAGTAGTTCCATCATCTGCCTCGCCGCGCATTTCTACTACAGCAGTAGTCAAGAAACACCCACCGCCACTACTTTGACTGGACACATCACCCCCACCGCTGTCGTTTATATTGTCATCTCGTATTGGGCCAGTGTTCCCGACCCCTGTATTATTACTGAAAACGCCATCTGGTTGCTGTGCGCGAAGATCTTGAATCTGTGCGTGAGTCATTCCTGTTGAGAAAGTAGTTGTTGTGCCAGTAGAAGGTTCATAATGTGAATAAAATGAACCAGAACTTCCCCCACCATCATTATCATTATTACTTGCCGATGGAGTAGTTGGAGTAGGTACTGCAACTGCAAAAGATGCTGATGTTCCTTCTGTAGTTCCACTTGAAGTTTCTTTAGAGCAGCTCCAATATGTAATTCCGTCTTGAACATAAAAGTTTCCATGTCTCTCTGAAGAATTGCTGGAACTAAAAGCAGTTGCTGAAAGTTTTATAGAACTAAAATTGTCATGTCCAACTTGAAGCTCTCCGTCTTTTGATCTAGTTTTGATAGTAACTGTTTTATTTGGACTAATTCCAATTCCAGAAGTTACTAGTTTGTATATCTCATCATATCCAACTTCAACTGTTAAATCACCAGAACCCGATTTAATAGCAAGCTCTTGTGGCCCGACCTCTGCATCAGATGATGCAACTTTTTTAAATAGTAACTGATGTGCAGTACTTCCTGAATCTGAAATATCAAATTTAACATTACATTTTCTGATGAACCAATTAGGAACATCTTCTAAGTCTGGGCCATCTCGTACACCCTTAGTTCCAATTGCAATCTCATCTGCAGAATGCCAATCAGGTTCGTGGTATAATGATTGCACTGGCAATTCGTTTGCAGTATCTACATAATTTGGTGTGATATTAATAGTTGCCCCAGGCGATTTAAATCCCATTTTTGTTTGGAATTTTCCATTCTTTTTAATTCTTGCAGTATATCCAATATAGTATCTTCTAGGATTTTCTGGGTCGTCTGAGCCAGGCAATAAAACATTTAATGTATTAGTTCTGTTAGGTAAGTCTGTATTAGTACCCTTATCCGAAACTCCATTGGTGACTAGAGATTTTAATACTCTTCCCGTATCATCCATTAAAACAATACCAGCATGAGACATCATAGAGAATGATGGGCCGTGCTGTCCATATATTTGCACAATCCCATCACCGCCCCTATCTGATTTAGATACAAATCTTTCGCCCTCATTATTATATACATCTGTATATTCATTCCTAGAAGCTTTGCCTCCTTGAGGAACCTTGATAGTAATAATTTCGCCTGGCGCAGTTTCAAAATCTCCAAGATATGCAGTCGCAGCAGCATACCCCCCATATGTATTCGTCCAACCAAGAGAATTGCTTCCTCTACCACCATGTTGGCCTGGCCCGCCGCCGGCACCAAACGCAGGGGTTCCCGAAGGCCCAGAAAGGTTTGGATATTCCGCTGCTGCTTCTGTTCCTGAGCCATATAGAGAATGTCCACCGCGGCCGTTGCTTCCAGCGGCACTATGAACCCTACCCTGTGCAAGGCCCCATCTAAAGAACATATTAATCGGATGTTTTCCTACTCCAAAATCTGAAAGTGCCTCTTCGCCTCTTACAGTGTCCGCTGCATTAACCACCAATTGAGCAGCATATACTGCCTCGTCTGGAAATTCTGCAAGTCTTTTTCCCTCACCTTTTTCTGTTTTTTCTCCACCCACAACTTTCATTATATCACTACGCGCAACCGTCCAATTTGGATCGTTTGATAGCGAAGGATTATCAGAAATCCCAGAATCTGCAACAATAGGAGTTCTTAATACAGCATAATATCGTATTCCATTTGCGGTTGATATCTGACTTTGCGTTTCGTACTGCCAATTAGTAGTTTCTAGTTCGTGTTTACTAGATCCAGCATGGCGATTCGAAAAGAAACTTCCTTTAACTGCGTTGTTCCAATAAAACTGTACATTAAAGTTTTTATTAGATGTCATTTGAGATTTTACTTTTACATATCCATTTCCACCTTTACCACCAGCTCCCGCTTGGGTCGAACCGCCATCTCTTGGGCCTCCGGCACCACCTTGGCCAATACTAGTTACCAATAATGTAACATCAGATTTTCCTGTTAGATCTATCACAAATGTGTTTGAAGCGCCTGCTTTACCACCTTCACCACCATAACCAGTACGCCAAAATTGAGCACCAGAACCGCCGCCACCGCCGGCCCCTATTCCGCCAGATTGGCCTGGGTTTCCATGGTCTCTACCGCCGGTTACAGTTATAGCTCCACCAGCTCCTCCAGTTCCAACTGAACTATTCTCACCTTTTTGTCCGTTTGGTCTATAACTCTCGTTTTCGAACAATGTCGCAGAACCCCCAGAGGCCTTTCCTCTCTTACCCCCGCGGCCTCCAGCGCCGCCGGTTGCAGTTTTAGTATTACTATCCCATTGTACTATAGTTCCAGTTCCTGCCGCGCCCGCTGTACCCTGACCTTTCCAGTCATCGCCGCCGGAGCCACCGCCGCCGCCACCACCTACAATGGTGATAGTGTGTTTCATATTGCCTTGTAATGTAAAAGGAGTTTCGGATGTAATTGCTGGATGGTCAACTTCAGTTGGAGTTATTTTTACGAAATCTCCTGTTACAGTTCCATCATTTCTAACAGTATGTTGACCCTGTTCTGGAACTATTTGTGTATCTGGAACCCCATCTGGATCTTGGCCGCCTGGTGCTCCATATAATTCGACAGTTCCATTTTCTGAAATAATTCTTGCATCCCCACCCTTATATCCAGATTCTTCTGTAGCAGGCAATGTCGTATCCAATAAAAAGTCACCACTCAATTCAGTTTTCTGAACACTTCCAGAACCACCACCAGCTGTCGCAACAATTCTAAATCTTGTAAACTTAGCAGGAATTGTCAAAGACCATTCACCGAATTCAAAGTAATCTTTATTTTCTTGAGTATTTCTAAGAAGTTTTTCAAAATTACTACTAGCACCAACTTCTGTTTCTAAATCAACTTCAACACCTTTTGTTGCGTTTCCGCTCCAAACTTCAACCAATGCAGCAGGAGAACGAATGTCAACTGCAACAGCATGTCTATCATTAATGCGTGTTACGTGTTGTCTCCAATTATCTTGAATATCTGACCAATTATTTACTTCAGCAGTTTCTTGCCAAAAATCGTCAACGTCGATCGGAGGCAGTGTAGCGCTATTAGGGCGAACTTGATCACTCGAACCATAGAAATCGCTAAAACAAATAGTTCCTCTTGTTGGAACTCCATTGTTTTCAACTATGTCGGGAACATTTGTACCATCTCTATAGTATTCACTGATACAATGTGGCGCTGAATTGCTTCCTGGCCTAAATTCGCCTTGGATTTGTGCTAATGTTACTCTGCCCGTCTTAGGTATTGTCATCGAAATACTCTTTTATTAAATGTTAAAATTGTACATATGCACAAACATCACCAGAACTTCTAATTGCATTATTCTGAGAACCATTGACTTCCAAATCTCCACCATTGATAGATAGTGTTCCTGTCATTGTATCTCCACTTCTTCTAACAAATGGAGTCGAATCTGCGCCGGCAAGCAATGGAGCTAGTAATGAATATAAAGAATTTATCGCTGCAACAATATTAGAAATATCTCCAATATTACCGTCTAGTGCTGATAAATTACCAATGGTTACTTTATCTTCTTTAGTTGCAATGTCCGTCACTAGTGTTGCAATTTGTGTATCGATATCAGTTTCTAATTTAGAATCCAAAGATTTTATTTTATCATCCAACAATTTAATATTGTATCTAACTTCAGTACCAACGGCATAATCATTTGCCAAGTCTGCGGCAAGAATACCCTGAGAATTTAATCCCACTGAATCTAAAATATTTTCAACTTTTGTATTGATAGCATCAATAGAATTTACATTTACAACAATATTATCGCTGTTTACTTTTACTTGGCTATCTAATTCAATAAGATTTGTTTTTACGGCAGCATTCCCATTGGTTGCTGACATATAATTTACATTATCTCCATTATAATTAAATGTACCATTTGCATTAGTTCCGATAGTAGCTCTAAGAGTATCTACCATGTCGGATTCATCTTTTAAGCCAGTGTCTAAAGCGTTTAATGCTTGCATCACTGTACTTGATGTGTTGATATAAGTTGCTCCAGTTGGAAAAGAGACCGTTCCGTTTGCTGCAAATCCTAATGTTGTTTGTGTTAAATCTAATTCTGATTGTAACGCATTGTCTTTAGTCAATCTAATTAATGCTTCAGCAGCTACTGCATCTGTAGTATATTTTTCGTGATATGCTACCGCAGCGTTCAAAGTATCTACGATGGTAGATCTTATAATCTTACCATCAATTTCTGTCATTGGCCCAATATTTGCAGTATTGGTATCTGCATGAGTATCTACTTCATTGATTGCATCTACTATTGTTGATTGTCCGTCAGTGTTAAGAAAATTCAAATTTCCTACATTCTGGGCAGCTGCCTCAGTATGTGCAATCATAGAGTTGGTTTTAACTCTCCACTCTTCGAATGTATCTGTTTGTATTACACTGACAAGTGTTGGATATTCTACTGCCATTTAAATTCTCTCCAATATTATGTTTAATATTTTTTTAATCTCATCCATTTCAGATTTCAGGTCTTTTATTTCTTCATCTCTTCTTTTGATAGAATGCATTTTATTCATATGATCTCTGTATGCATTATTATCAGTATTTATTATAGCCTTCGAATGCATATCTCTCTGTAATGTTTTATTTTCTTTTACAATATGTCTGTTTGTCATCTAACTCGCCAATGCAATCACTCTAAAATCTTTTACTTTTGGTACAATAGAAGAATTATTTGTTTTCAAAACAATTTTGATAGAAACGGATGTAAATTCTGACAATCCTCTCAAATCAAAATCAAACTCTTTATAATCTTCTGGGCCAGTTGAAGCAATGTTATATGCAGCAGGGCGACTCATTAATGTATATGAAAGTTTAGAAAATAATTGATCTTCTGATGTTTTCACTCTATAATAAAAGTCAACATCACAACCATCCTGTCTATTCACTGATGCTAATACTCTCAGAGATGTTGCTGGTTGGTCTAATGTGACTTCTCTTGTCATATATTTAGTCGCAACAGAACCACCAGCTGCAGAAGTTTCATCAACAAATCCAGTATTAACATGTCCAATAACTCCATCTGCTACATTAGCAGGACTATTAGTTTGATTTGATATCAAGATTGCGCTCATACGTTGAGTGTCAATAATAGGAGATAAGTTGTCAACTTCTGTTCTCATTCCCACTCTAAATACCAAAGATTTCTTATCTATAGGTGAAGAATCTGTATTAAATTCGTTTTCATTAAAGTATGTTGCAACCATCTTTGGGGATGTCAATTCATAATTTGTATTTGGAACAAATCCAGAATAAATTGGATCTTTTATGCCAGGAACTTGAGTAGAGTCTTGTGATGTTCCACTCAATCCTCTCATACCGAATGTCATCGAAGTTTTTGGTAATTCGATATTTTGTATAATCGGTTTGATTAAATCATACTTAAAGTTTGAAGAAACTGTTGGAGGCGATGCAGTATTAGATTTTGGACTGAATAAATCATCCGTAGTTGGCAAAACACTACCATTATATGCAACTTGAGATGTAGAACTACCAATTGGATAAAAAGGATTTCTCAAATCAATTGTAAAACTATTATATGTTGTATCTGTAACCAAATGCGTTCCATTGAATGATTCTGAAGGAAATACTCCATAGGTTCCAAAGAAATTTTTCAAAGTAACATAATTATATCCATTTGATTGCCAAAATTTAGTTGCAACCATGCCGCCGCTATCTGATATAGAAAATGTTACTTTCGTTTCTCCGTTGAAAACTTTTAAAGAGTTTCTATTGAGCTTTTCTGCCCATAGATCATTTCCATTATCATCTCTTTCGCTATTTTGTAGATAGATTTCTGCTTGAGTATTCGTATCAAACTTTGCTCGCGAAACTCTAAACTTCAAATCTTCCATTTGATCGGCAGTCCATGTAGATGCGTTCTGAGACTTAAAGAAGACGCCCGCATATGGCTGTTGTGATATCTTACCACTACCGTCTAGAGAATCTTCTCCCATTCTTGCTACATGACATCTATATCCCTGCGTGTCTGCCATAATTACGATACAATATTCTGTCTCATCTTGTACATATATCGGCGATGGGAAAACAAAAGATGTTGGAAGAGTACCATCATCAGAAACCGCAGCGTTTTCTGGATACACAATAGACTGTCCTAATATTTTCGGGCCAGGATATCCATTAACAGTTTGTCTTATCTGAACTGTTACTGGTTTTGTGGCATCTTTTGTTGAGAAAAATAATTCGACTGCAGTAATAAAACATCCACCATCTTGATTGATCATGATAGTTTGTGCAAGAGGATCATACCAACCGCCTGCAGTAACTGTAGTGTTTATACTTGTATCTGTAATTGCCTCAGAATCACTAACCTCTCTAGTAGAGAAGTCTGGAAGTCTAGTGAGAATAATTTGATCTGCAACCGTTTCGATTGTGCCAGACGCAACATAAGTTGTCTGAGCTTCAGTATCGGTGTCCTGTGAATTATTAGGCTGGTCAGACATCTTAAAGATTCTTTCACCAGTTTTGAATTTAATATTGTCTGAATTTGGAATAGAGAAAATACCAGAAACAAATCCAGAAGAGTCTGAAATTATAGAATCGCTTCCAGAAACAATCCCTGAAGCTTTCCATGTTCCAATATTTCTACTTCTTTCACCAGTTCCCTGATCTGGGTCTGGATATACAATAAATATAGTCTCTCCTTCAGAAAACCCAAGAGAATCTGCATCCGTCTGCAAATGCAATCGCAAACTTCTGGCAGCAAGATAATTTATATCATAAATTCTTGCCTCAGTATTAGTTGTTCCGCCGCGGATAAACACTTGCCCCAGATTATCTCTAACCAAACTTGGATTTTCTCTTCTCCATGTTGCAGTTGCAGCTGGAGTATCGGTGGTAGTAAGTTTTACGGTTGTTTTACAAAACTCAGAAACATCTACTCCATCAAAATATTGATATAGTTTTGTGTTTGGTTTTAATTTCTCTCCACTGAAATATACATCTCTGGCTCTGATAAACGGTATAATTTCTGTGCTTACAGTCCTAGTTCCAACACTCTCTCTATCATCTCGCATAGAAACTAATTGCTCTGTACCAGTTCTAGTTTTTTGTCCTGTCAGAGTAGTTGTAGTGATAGTTGTAGTTTCTTGTCTCACCAAACCAGCAGAGGCAACAATTGGAGTAACAACACTTGCAGTAGCGTTACTTCTATTTACTCTTCTAGTAGAAGCTGTAGAAGAATCATCTCTACCTGTCCAATTTTCTTCCCAACCATTCCACATGGTTCCCATTACACCATCTTCTGGCAAAAGGGCTCCAAAGATATTATCATATTGTTCTCTTCTATCTGTAACAATATCTGGGGCCTGCTTTGTTTCTTTCCATTCGTCGGTTGAAGGGAACATAGAAATGCTTCCTCTAAATGTGAAGATTGCGAATGGGTTAACATTCACTGTTTTAGAAGATTTTTCTTGAGTAATTAAATATTCGCTAGTATATGGCAAATGGATTTTTTGTTCTTTGATAGCATAACCACTAGAGCTTCTTGCATCTAATGTCATATTTACCAATTTTTCTGAGAAGAATGGACGTAGAACACCTTCAGTTTTACTGATAGAGACTTTGTAATCTGGGTCAAATACATTACCAACTGTATGGTCTACAAACCTATCTACGATAAATCCATTTTTAAATCTATCGTTTCCATTTTCATCCCTTACTGCCAAATCCATTGTATCTTTTTCTAGCATATTCAGAGATGTATAGTATTCTAGATTTTCAATTCTTTTTTCTAACTTACCGATATCACGCATTGTATATCGTTTATTATCGCGCATCTTAGTTGCAACTGCCTTGGGCCCGACAGTATACGGATCAGATTCTAATTCATATAATACCATACCCTCTGATGGATCTTCAGGCATCGATGGATTTTCTGCTGGTGAACCATATTTCAATCTAACTCTTCCAAGCTTGTCCATGAATAGTTTATCTTTTCTCGCAAGGTAAACTCTGAGATCAGCACTCACTGCAGTACCATCAATTGGATAATCCGTTGCTGAGGAAACCATACCTCTTCCAAATGGATATCCTGTAGTTTGTATATAGCTGGCAACAGGACGGAAATCTAAGACATCTGAAAGTCTATCAGAACCATAATATCCAATACTTGCATATCCATCAACATATGAGTCTACAGATGCATAATCTCCAACTCCATGGTTATAATATGAATATATTGCTATTGGTCTACCACCACAAGGAAGACTTCCTGGCTTCAGATCCAATTCGCCCAATTGAATGATAGATGGTTTTTGTCCATCGAATAGATCATATCTGTCTGTGATATCATTGAGTTTAACAGGAACTTCTGTAGGATTTGTAATCAAATTTCCATTAGTCCAAGCATTATTGATTTCTGTAGTAAATGGATTTTGAATTCCGTCAACAACAAGCAATAATGCCAATTCCGTAAGAGAAGTTGTGACAGAGTTGTCTAAATTTATATTAAATGGAGACTGTCCAGTTTGTTCATAAAATTCATACGCCTTAAATGCAAATTCAAAATCTGCTGCAGTCATCTCATGAATGAATTTTTTGTTATCTGAGACAACTCCAGTTCTATATGCAACATTATTTACATTACATGTGTCATATAATTTTATCAACTCTCTAACATCTGCGTTCTGTAGTTGCAAATTAGATAAACTCATACTAACATCGCTATTTGCTCCAACAGAAAAACTAGGATTGACAGTTCCAGTGGATGCGCTACTATTGACTCCCAATACATCTGCATCATATGAACTGGCTGTGTCATTAACGGCACCAACAGTATTATCATAATTGGCAGAATTGATTGCAGAACCTTCGATTCCAATAAGACTTAATGGAAGTTCGATATAATTTTTTACTAGAGTTTTTGTTTTTTCTTTTGCATTAGTCTTTTTCATGGGAACTAGTGCAGTAAATCCAGAAGTAATAGCACCAGTACCTGTTACATCAAAAGAAACCGTTCTCAAGTCTGCAGCAAACGATAGGTTTTGTATGTATCCAACAAGTCCAGCAGTATCGCTTGAATTTGCACTAGAAAATATGCTATACAGTGCTGGAATATTTTCAAAATATGTATCTGCCTCTGTGGCAATTAGAGTAACAGTACCAGCAGGAAATGAAACTGAATTGAATTGCTTCATCACAGAATATTGAGTGTCAATTGATGAAACACCTGTCAATTCATTTATGTTTCTTGCAGTCCGTACCCATTTTTTTCCAGTATCAACTAAACTAGATCCGCTAGTGTTATGTAAAACAGATTTACTAAAAATTCTGGCAAGGACATTTCCAGTATCGGCCGTTTGAGAATTATTCCATGAAGCTGCATTTGTAGTTGAAGTATCCGTAGAAGGTATTGCCTCGCTGATTAGTTCATTTGTTGTAAATGAGGCGGATGGTAATACTCCAGAACCTTCTGCTCCGGCAGTAATATTTCCAGAGTTTAAAGGTTTTATCAGCATGGTATTGGTTATATTATTGTGGTAATAATTAATACCTCTAAAGTTTACATTATATCTGTCGAATATTAAACTCTTAGGAGTAAATCCACCCTGCACTTCAGTTAATTCTAATTGTGTCAGAATATTTCCGGCATTTTCATATATATCAGAACCAGAGTTGGAAACTGTTGTTTCACTCACAATAGACCTTGCGTCGATCATCGTGTATGGTTGTGTTGTTCTAGGATTTAATTCATATTCAATATCATATAGATATACTTTGTAAATTGCAGATTCTTTTGATTGTTCAATATCATCTGTTGGTCTGTAATTAGATTGTAGATAGTTGTTTAATCTTGCACTATCAGAAGACTCTGAAAAATATTCTACAGCTTTTACTTTTGCGGTTGCAATCACATCAGCACCATAAATGTTTGTTCCTAGAGTTGTTCCACCACCTTGGAAAAATACAGAAGTTGGGTTATATGTTATTGTATGTAGATAATCTGCTTCACCAGAATCTATATTAGAATCTATGTTAATAAATTGATTAGATCCACTTTGTGACGAATGTACATTTACAAGGTTGACTGATTCATCAATTTTAAACAAACCTTTAGTATCTGTAACATATATGAACGCACCTAAGTTCACAGGCATGTACTTATTATTGATTTGATAGTTATTTCTAGATTTATCAAATATTACATACTTAGATTGATTTGATGATGGTTTTCTTTCAATTTCATATCCTCGTACATATGCTTTACCGGCTTCCACCCCTACCGCTAGTTTATCTCTAATTGCATCTAAAAGATTTTCATGGGTCTGGCCAGGATAGTATAACAATCCAGTGTTATCTAAAGTTTGTTCTGAATATGTAGTTAAATCTATAGTGGAAATTGTATGGGCTTGTCCTTCACCATTAACAACCATCCCCAAATCATCTGGAAAATTTTGCAGTGCAAAATCTTTGGCTGCTACCTCAGTTTCAAAAACTAAATCCGACATCGTATATACGCCGCCGTTATTATTTTCCTTGAAATATTCTCTAATATCTAATTTAAATGGACGAACTGTATAATCACCAGACTCGTCATATGTTCTTCTAGCTAGTGTTTTCATCAATACAGAATAATCTGTAGAAGAAACATAATTACTAACAAATCCATTTCTGACTGCAATCAATTCAACAAAATTTGTAGTGTCAATTGCATCGTAATCTCTCTTAGTAAGAGTTAACTGAACTTTATATCTATCAGCGCCAGGAGAATTATAGTTAGTTGTTCCTAATGAATTATCTAAAAGGCTCGGATCGTCATTGTAATTAACTACAGATTCTGATATTTCTAAACCAATTTTATATGATGGTGTGTTTGAGTATTTGTCAAGAATCAAACTCTGAGATGAAACTCGTACCAGATTTCCATTGACATAATACACGCCCTCTTCGATAAACGCTTGCGAGCCGATTCCAATTGGATTTTGTACAGTTGAAGATGTTTGAACCGTACAAACTAAATTCACCCCATCAGTTGTTGTTGCAACGAGCTCTTCTCCCTCAACGAAAGTGGAAGTCTGCCCTTCAGAAATTGTTACAGTTTCTCCATTTACAGTAAATGATGCAGTACCACCATCTAGTATGTTTACTGTTGTTCCATCACTAAATGTTGTAGAACCAGAAGTTGTACCGTCCAAATACTTCAAGTATAATGTTGTAAACTCATCATTATCACCATCAATAACATCATCATTATTCAAATCAACTTCATCAGAATAATTGACAACCAATGCACGTATGCCTGTGCTTTTTCCCTGTACTATCTTTCCCACAAAACCATTGGCAGTAGAAAGTGTTCCGTTAAGAGAAACTTTGACATAATTTGCCTTTAAGTCCAACGCGGCCTGGCCAGGAATTACCATTGCTCCTTCTTTGAAGAAATGGTCTGATAAATTTGATATTTGCCCCTGCAAAATACTTTGCAGTTGGGTCATCTCTCTTGCCTGAACAGAATTGCCGGGCTTGAATAGTATTTTTAGATAACCCTTATTTACGTCAAAATCATCAAAATAGGGGGTGACATTAAGATTTAAGGCCATATTTTCTTTCTCTCAATTTAATTAAAATTCAAAGACAACTTTGATATCTTCGATCTGGTCGATTGCTCTAGCCACTGGCTGTCTGTTTTCTGTATAAAGTACTTTGCCAGAACCAGTCAAAATATCAAATGGTTCTTCGTCGGCAGTTCCAAAATCTGGGTGTTTTGGTCCTCTGTAAGATTCTTCAGTTGCTGGTGGATTATCAGTAGTTGCCTCTTGAGGATCGGCCACAATTGCGATTTGTCTGAACTGAGCCTCATCACCAGAAACAGGGAAGATAACTTTGGTTTCAGAATTTCCTAAACTATTGTCTCTAGTCGATTGTTCGTCATATTCCAACCGCATAGAAATCATAACATAATACCCAGCCAGTTCTTCTATTGCATTATATCCATGGCCATAATCTGGAGAAATGATCGGTTTCACTTTACATGCATTCACATTTGGATTTCCATTGCTATCCACTGCGGGCACATTAGAAGTATCGATGTCTGCAGAATCTACTGCGCTCCAGTTTGCACCTTTAGCAGTGATTACCATGCTAGAAATTTTATCAATAGTAACAATACCATATGCGCTGAATCCTGCACCATTGCCGGCAACTGAAACGCCAGGCGCAATGATAACATTTCTATCAGCGCCACCAGTAAAGGAACCATTGACTGTTACTGCTGCTGTAGTTCCAGTTATGTTCCACTGTGTGATTTCAAACTGTTCATTATTTCCCAAATCGATTACAAAATATTTTGTGTAATCAAGAGATGTATTAGATATATTAGGAATAGATAAAGTATTTCCTGTTAATGCTATTCCAGTTTTATTAATATTCGGGTGATATCCAGACCCCCCAGATACAGCACCACCCACTTCATTTGGTTCGATTTTGATCCACTCAATTTCGCCATCTACTCCGGCAGCATTTTGTTGAATTTGCCATTGCACATATTCTGCACTAGAAACATCCACTGGCTCATATAAAATTGTATCAACTGGAATATAATCTTTTGTTAAAAACTTTAATGCATCCGACAGTTCAATTGAATACATGTACTTCCAAACATATCCATCAGAAGTTTCTTGAAATTCAGTAGTAGAGGTTGAAGTAGGTTTGACAGTAGATGCAACCGTTTGCACACCTACAGCATCATCTACATATGCTCTGTTATTAATACATTTATACACATTATATTGATTTCCAGAATCTGTTACAACATAATTGTTTGGAATGATTTCTTCTGGGGAATCATGTTCGAACATAGTATAAACTCTACCAGAAGTCCAATTAATTCTTGGAATTGCAAGAGTCATATCTGCATAGTTTACTTTTTTCATAGCGATAGTATCTGCGTTCACACTATAACCATAACCAATAGAATCTTGTGGAGTTGGTGGATTTGCATCATTAGTCCATGGAGTATGTTTTGCAACTGACATATACAAATTATTGTACACTGCCAGACCTTGATGTATCCATGTAACTGTACCATCAGTCAATGAAGATGGTGTCGGGCCGGTTCCAGTTGCCGCTGAAGTGCCTGTAGCCACTGCGACAAAGAGATTTCTATTGTTTACAACCGAATCGCCAGCACTATATGATTGGTTAGTATTCCAAACTGGGGCTGAACGATTTATTGATTGCAAAAATTCTTGAGCGTTAAAAATTCTCAATTTATTTGTGATAATTGCTGCCATGTTTTTACCTTTTGAATCTTTGTAAGTTTGTACTATTTATAATCTTTTTAATCGACTAAAGTAGAACTTATTATAATATTTAATTCCTCTACACTAGAAGGAGATGAATTGTATGTTACAATATTGGATTCCGATGCAAAATTAGATTTATCATGCAGTCCGCCAGGAACTGCATACTTCCCAAAAGTATTTAAATATAGTTCATTTTCATCAAAATCTATTCTGTCAACATTATAATCCAACATCTGTACCTTCTCATTAAACTTTGCCCTTTCAACTGATAAGTTAGTTGGGCCCATTCTTTTTCTTGTACTAGAATTTGGTTCTTCTTCACTCATGACCAAATAAACGGGATTTAAATCTACATGTGAATCTAATACTGCTCTGTATTTTCTATCCGATTTTTCAGTTATTTCTGATATTCTAGTATTCGTCCATTTATGATCTGTTCCATCTGTATTCGCAATCCATTCATCATCACCATCTACTTCTACTGGCAAGAAATACCACATATTATATTGTGTTGGTCTTCTTGCAACATGTGTCAAAGTATTACCTTGTATCAATTTTCTTCTATTTAGCCACGGAGATGTATACATTTCTGCCTGTGGACTGAACAAATATGGAGAAAGGTTTTGCCAAGGAAAAGATGCAGTAAAGTAAAACTTAAATCTTTCTAGAGAACGGTAAGTTGTGTGTAGAGTTGGAACATCTCCTTCTTTATTATTGTTATATCTTCCAGAAATATTTATGATCATTTTTTCATCTCTTGGATTGGCACCATCTGCCGTAGAACCTATCCAATGATTTGGTTGTCTATCAACATTTCCTCTAAATATATTATCCCATCTGAACTCCACTCTATTTTCTGGAGATAGATTTGGCATAGTCTTATAATGTCGTAAGTATTTAACGCTAAGAATTGCATATCTATCTTCAACATCATCATCAAATTCTACAGAAGTAACTTCATATTTACCCCAAGGCCGAGTATTCAACCATTCATCACTTGTAATATTTGCATCTGAAGTATCATATACAGTAAAGTTATTTCCAATGATTTCAGATTCATAATAATTTGCATTATCGGTGCCGAAGGCATCTTTATAATTCAATGCAATTTTTTCCACTAAATTCCAATCTAGGGCATCTGCATTTGAGCTATCTAAAAGTGCATATCTACCCGAGCCGGTATCGACAGATGCAGCGCCAATAGTATCATCAGATATTTCGCCAGTACCAACACCGGCATATAATCCATCAATCATACTATCGATTGTTGGTTGTCTATTGTCATATGTAACTCGTATTCCATGCGAATTTAAATTGTTTGTATCTTGAACATCAGAGTGTCCATAAGTCCATCTTCCCAAACCATCCATATTTTTGACTTTAAGATTAATATTTTTGATAATCTCATAAATCAACTGACTCCATGCAGAGTTTGTAGTTCTTCTCAGGCCTGCCGTAGTAGTTATAGAATATTCACCAAACATCATCATACCAGCTGGGTGTAGAACCTTTTTAACTATTTTTCTCCACTCATCAATATATCTTCCAACTTTTATAACATAAGAATAGTCTTGCCATAGATAACTATCCGTAATTCTATTATTATCAGATAAGAACCCTTGATCGTTTATATATGCACCCTCTCTTACACAAAGAGGGCCTGTCTTGACTGTTACTTGTGCATCTCCATTACCTATGCTTGAAAGGTCTATCGTGGGTGCTGTGTCATATCCTACTCCAAAGCCATCATATTCATCTTGGATATCACTTTCAAATATCTTTACCTTACTAATTCCACCAATAGAACTTCCCATACCTTTGAAAAATGCTCCATCGCCCTGTGAGGAATAACTTAGAGTTTTATTCCTCACATAACCATATGGTTGTCTAATATAATTAGCACCTTTGCTTATAAGTCTTGTTCCAGAAACTCCAGCAGGAGGCCGCGCAGAATATTTAACTCTTAACGAATGGCCATCTGGTAAGTTGTATGTAGAATATATTCCAGTAGCATCAGCATGACGCAGTGAAATTTTATTACCAGCAGCTGCGTTTGTGTTGTCGTATATAATATATTCAACATCATCTTCAATATTAGAATATGAAGAAACTTTTACTATGTCACCCTCAGATAGTCCACTATTAAAAATTATCTGCTCACCGTCTGTTGCAGTAAAGTTTGTATTTGATACATCATTAACTAATATATTGACTTGGAGTGATGCATCATATTCAAGGGCGAATATGGTCTGGCCCTGATCTGCTGTAAAAGTATTTTGCTGTTGTGTAGAGTTTCTTATAGTTCTATAACTAGGAACAGGATTTACATGAATAGGATTTAATCCGTTACCACTTATTGGATTTTCTGTACCCCTATCTTCAACTAAGATATCTCCATCTCCATTTATTGGCTGTTCTTCATATCTCTGTCCTTTGGTAAATCTCATACTACCAAAGAAACCTAGAGTATAATCGAACATAACATAATCTGCACTCACTTCTTGTCTTGCGCCAACATAAAAGTTAGTTCCAGATGAATACTGTAACATATTAACACTTGAAATTGTGTCTTCTTTTTTGCCATCTACATATAATGTAGTACTGACATTCGAGAAATGAATAGCGATATGATGCCACTTTCCAAATTCCAATTGGGCAGAAGTTAATTGATTTCCGTTACCATCTTCCAATAATAATGTTCCGTCTGGGCGTTGCCAGAGAATTGATTTCTGTTCTCCAGTATCTTCAACATTAAAAGAGAATAAAGTTCCGCCCGGCGATGATAGATCGGTAACTGATACCGATTTTCTAAAATACCAAAAGTCCAGTGTCAATTCACCAGAAGTTAATTTTTCATCCAGTAATACATCAATATCATTGGTTCTCGTATAGCCAAAATCTGTGAATAGTGCGTTATCACCCACTCTAGATAATCCGGCTACAAAATTATCTTTAATCCACTGATATCCCAATCTTTGTCCAGAAATAGTTAAAGTTTGACCTATTTCATATCCAGAACCAGCAAAACTAGAAGAAACTACTGCAGAAAAGTTTCCAGAGTTTATCGATACATCGAATTTTGCCCCGCGACCTTTACCGTTCAATACACTTAAATTTAAATAACTGTCTGAGTTTGCAGCAGTTCCGTTTAACACAGACAACTTTCGGACTTGTCCAGAAACAAATGATCCATCAACATTTCCGTCTACAGTTTCATCAATTCGTATCGACAAATCATTAGTGCCATCAACACCACCTAGTTCCGAACCTAAAACAGTTATAATAGAACCAACCACATAATTGCTTCCTCTGTCTTTGCCAAACGGATCAACTGTTTCATATGAATTGCCAATCTTGTTTACAGAAAATCTCAAACCAGAACCACCAGATACATCTACAGAATATGCTGGAGAAAAGTAAGAATTTACAGAATTTGGCATTGCCTTGGCTGGATCCATTAATTGGAATGTAGATATCTGTCCACCTTGAGGGCGGCCGATTGTGTCGAAATCATTAATTCTACCACTATCGTCAACTTCTGTCACCTGTATCACCAAATCATGCTCTGGAGTGCTTCCGCCAATTAAAGTGCCTGGGATTGAAAAGGTATCGCCCACTACATATCCTGTAGTTGGAGATGGGTTGTTATTCGAATCTGCGTCACTCAAAAGAACAGAAATAAGTTTTGGATATGTTGCCTGCGTTGTGTCTATATCCCAAACAGCACCAGTACCATTTTCAGATGTTGTAGTATATTGCGTATCATCAATATCAGTAACAACAACTCCACCAGTTACTGCAGTAATTTTTACAAATACATCGTGAGTAATATCTTCGCCCAGTGGAGCAAAATCGCTACCAGATATTTTAACAACATCATTGACTGAATATAATTGAGAATTGTCTGTGGATGAAAGGCTGATATTGCTGATAATATTATTTGTAATTACAACATCAAAATTCGCACCAAATCCTAATCCATTATTTAATACTGCGTCTTGTCTCTGCAGGTCTACTGTTGCAGGGAATATAGAAGTGGTATCAGCTGTAGTATTTATTACTGACACTCCAGTAATCTCTCCATCCGCACCCACTGATGTAATTGATAAATCTAAATCTTGTCTAACTCTTGTTTCTGTTAGATCGCCTTGATTTATATTGACAATATTCCCCAAAGGAAATTCCACGGGCATCATTGAAGATTTGTGTCTATATGAAAGTGCATTTGCCTTTTTATCTAAAAAATAACCTTGATATTGATTATCATTTCTAAATAAGATTTGATCGGTTCCGAGAAATGCTTCATAATCATATAGAATGAAAACATCATCATATTTTGTGTCTATATTTTCTATAGAAACTATAGTGTTTGTTGAATTTGCTGGATATATATCTCCGCTCAAAGAAATATCAAAAACAGTCATAGGATATTCTAGAGACTCAGGGTTTTGATTAAATATAACTTCATAATTTGTTGTAGTTGAACTTATATCAGCAACTTCGCCAAGACCACCAGAACCCAATGTTCCAGTATCTGCAAATTCAATCTGTTCTCCAGTAATATATCCTTCACCAGCACCAACAATTTCAATTTCTTCTATGTGGCCAGGCGTAGTGTGTTCTATAAGAGCAGAGAACCCTGTGCCAGAACCGGCAGACGAAATATATGGGGTCAGTCCACGATTTCTTGGATAGTCTGTGCCTGGGCTTGTTATTTCAAATCCAACAACACATTCATATAATTCTTCTTCATAACTTGTATTATTTGTTTGAAAAATTTCAATTTTTTCTTTACTAGAAAATTCTCCAATAATATTAGTTATAAAATATTCTCTAACTGAATTATTTCCCAATTTAAAATCTTTATAGTATTCTACAATACCTTCCGCTTTGGAAGTTTTTCCAACGACTTTATATGGAGTTTCTATTTTTGGATCTGTAGGAACACTTCTAGTATATGGAATTGCTCTAAGACTTTTATTAGAATCCCAAACATTATTACTCAACTTAAATATATTTGTTTTGGGGTAGTAAATATCAATATCTTCATTAAATATAGCACGAAATAAAAACTTAAAAGATGGTTCTGTACCTTTTGATTGGTAGAACTCTTTCATAAACTTTAAAAAATTCTTCTGATTTGTGTAGCTGGTTTTTTTAACTGAAGCATCACTAACAATTTTCTTTACAGCATCTTCTGTGTCTGCAGTAGCAGTTGTTGCCAACAAAGACTGGATATAAAATCTAACTTTTATTAAGTCGTTACTAGTTGGTTTTTGTGGATCACCATTACTGTCTATGAATTTTATTTGATTATTATCTAAAATATAATCAACATTTTCTACTAACTCAACATAACTGCCCAATGCCCCACCAGACTGTAGTTCAGGATCGGTGAGATGTTCTACAATTGCATCTAAAGTAGTTCCTGTTCCTCTGGCAGACCCAGCTGCATTAGAAAAAACTCTAATATCAACAACAGAACTATCGTCATTTGGATTGCCAAGATAATATATAGGACTGAAATAATTTAATTTAAAAGTATGGTTATTTCCATCTGCAAAAAAGTGCTGATCAGATGTAGTTTCAGTTAAAGATTGAGTATCTGCTTCTACATTTTCATCTGAAAACTGTAAACCTTTTATTCTTGTAATATTTGGGAAACTATCAGCAAGTTCACTTTTAAACATTGAAACGAATAAATCAAGAGTTTGATCTAGGTCAGTATAATCTACGATTTTATTAGTAACTTGTGATACATTACTTTCTTTAGCCATCCACTCATAATAAAGTTCTAAAAACTTAACAAACTTACCATATTCTTCATCACTAGAAATATAGAAAGGAAGTTGTTCTCTGATGTAGGCTGATATGTTTTTAATATTTTCTTGCATTTTTAGTAACCACTACCACTACTGGAGCTTGATCCGCTCGATCCGGCAGATGTTTGAGAACTATCACCATATACTCTAGTTATTGAGCCACTGCTTCCACTGGATATAGAAGCAGAGTTTGTATTGTAAGAAGTAGAAACATTTCTAGAAACCACGACCCTCTGTGTTGAGATGTCATAGTTTTCATTGAATTCGTCCGTATCTTCAATAAGATTAACTTCCAATTCATCCATATCAATATAAATTATTTGATTTCTTACAGGAAAAATATCATTTGACGCTGGAGTACATGCAATTCCTATCATATCACCACCCAAAACTCCTGTAACATTTAAGTCTGGAATATCAACCAATCCTGTTGTGTAATTTACAGTACCGATAGAATTTAATGCATAAATTCTTGTTCCAAAATTATTTATGTTATACATTCTAATACTTCCAAGGCCGTTATCGTCTATATAAAATGGAAGTTCGTTTCCAGAAATATAAAATGCGTTTGAGTATATGGAATTTGGAGAAATATTATTACTAAAATTAAAAGAATATTTACTTGATGTATTTACTGTTGCGGATTGTTCATTTATCATTATAATTGTAGTTAAGTTATTGGTAATACTCTCATCTGTTTGGTCAATCTTAGCAAGAAATTGAGAATACCTAAAATAACTGTTAAAATCATTCAAGAATTTACTATTATAATCTATGATAGAATTTTTAACAGCAGCTGTCAGATCTGCAGTTTCTAATAAGGTAGATTCGTTATCATATTTCACTTGAGTATTGATTTTTAATTTAATAAAGTCTGGATCAACAATATCTGGAGTAAGTCCTAAAACAGAATAATTTTTAACTAAAGAATTCTTTACAGAAACTTTTTCTTGCTCAGACAGATATAATCCACTATTTGGTTTAATAGAAATAAATATTCTACCATATTGTGGAGGGTCATTATCTTCGCCGCCCCAAACATTCATTGAAGCTGTCTGTGGATAAATTTTTGGAATAATTGTCATGTAATCTCTAGAAGTTACTGCACGATTTTGTCCTTCAAAAGTTCTTGGAGCATAAAATTTAATCGATTCTATACTCTCTTTATCAGAACCGCCATAAGTTCTACCAATTATAGATAAATTATTTGGAAAAACAGTAGGGGTTGCTGCCCGTATATTATCAGGAACATCTTTTCCTAGCATTGTCATCTGGCCAGTAAGTCCATTTACTGCAGCGCCTGCAGAAGTAATATATCTAATAGTAAGTTCATTTCCAGATACTAGATTTTTTCCAAGAACTCCATCTCCAAACAAAACTTCATAATTTCCATCAGCAGATTCTTGTAAAAAATATCTAGTGGAAACATCAGTCAATGACATCGTATCATCATTTAATGTATACTCTTCTATGAAATCACTAAATTTATTTTCTTTAACAAAAACTTTCAATGTTGAAGTATCAACATTTGGATTTGATATCAAAAATCTTTGGTTTACATCAGAAGTATCTACAATATAACTTTCAGTTACTAAACTACCTTGGATTACTTCAAGGTCAAATATTTCGTAAATGTGTCTAAACTGTCCATTTCCAATATCAATTGGATCTTGTGAACGATTGACTACTCTCGAAACTGACGGTACAAATCTATAGTCAACTCCGTCAACTGATAACTTAAATACAAAATTACTATCAATTTTAATATTTGCAAACTTAGTATTTGATTTATCTCCAATTCTATTCTCAATCATAAAAACTGACGATAATGTTGCCTTTGCAGATCTTGTAGAGGTTGGAGTATATCCGAGCAATTTTGCTTTGGATACCACATTGTCTCTAATTCTGGCAGTGTCTAAAAACATTTCATTTGCCATCATATTCAAATAGAATGAGTTATAATATGTATTATATCCTAAGATATCTGTAAGAGTATCTAGTGCAGAACCTTCAAAGTTATAATCTCTAAAAGTTTCATCCGATTTCATATAATCTTTTATAGAGGATTTTATAGCCTCAAAATCTAATTCAGATATATTAATGTTTTTTGCCATCTATCTTACTCTTTTTACTTTTAAAGTATAGTCAAATACTTCTGTTGCCGGTGGTACTTTATATTTAATTTCAATATTCAACTGATTATTATCAGTTGCCCTAGTCACAGAACCTTTTCCATATCTGTTTTTTCCATCACCAACAAATTGAACATCTGTAACCACAACTCTAGGTTCATATTCTGCTATAGTCAATCTTATAGTTTCTTTTATATTTATTTCGTCTGGAATGGACATATATTCAATATCTGATATCAATTCAAAAAGATTTCCGTACATATTACCACCAAAATTCTGAAAGAAAGGTTTTTCGCCTTTATTGGTAAGTAAAATATTCACAAGACTCTGTTCAATTGCAGGGAATTTATTTTGCTCGGGAATATCCTTTTTAATCTTTATATCTCCAGAAGACATTCTGGTAAATTTTAAATCAAAATCTTTATTAGTTACTAGTGTCATTTTTCTTCCTATGGATTTAAATCAATTTTCGGGGCTTTAATCGTAGTATTCCCACCAGATTCGGTATCTAGAGTTTTTCCTATTTTTGCGTCCACTGCACCAGTAACATTAATATTGACATCTTTATCTACAACAATATTTAGGTTTCCTTTTACATAAATATTATTATCGCCAAAAACAATTTCATAATTGTCTTTTACTATCTTAGTGACCATACTACCATCTGGATGCATTTCTTGAAAAGTTCCAGTTTTATGCATTACATTAATTCTTTCAGCCCCCGGCGTATCATCAAACTCTTGGACATGACCAGACTCTGTAAATAATACTTTATTGTGGGGATATTTCGCCGCGTATGGATTTTCTGGTTCTTCGAATAAGTCGGTTTTATCTCTAGTCTTTTCTTTTTGTTGTACTGAATATGGTTTATCTTCAGTGGCGATTCCAGACGCACCAGAACCCTTTGCGTTTGTTGTATAACCATCTGTAGTGGTCGCAGCTGCTGCCTCTGCAGCATCCTTCTGTGCATTCACAGAAGACTCTTGAACACTATCAGGTGCAATTTCCCACAACACCGTACCATCTGTCAAATTAGAAGTTCTGGGGCCGCCATCAGTTCCAGAAGTTCCTGCTTTTTTTGCAATATAAACTTTTTGTTCTATAAAAGTAGATTCTCCAGCGCCTTTAAGAAGTCTATTGGCGTTTACTTCATGTCCAGCCATTTGATTATTTACTTTATCTCTGACTGTTCCGGCAGCACCACCATTATTTGCATCAGTTCTACCATAATACTTTTCACCAACGCCGCCAGCATTGATTGCAGAATAAACTTCCAATCTTCCCATGCCAGATCTAACACCAGCACCTTTGAGATATTTTACAACAGCACCATTAGGCCCAAGTTGGGAATCTAATGCAGTTTGTTCTGTTGAAAAATTTACTCCATATTGTCTGGCTTGCGGTTCTCCAAATTGTATCAGTCCTCTATGCTGCCCCCATTGAGTAGTTGGGCCTTTCTTGCGTGGATCAAAAGTACCACCTGTTTCATATGATATCACTGTTGCTAAATCTGTTGCAGATATACCCAGAGAGGCAGCAGAAGAAATAATACCAGTTTTCAATGTAAAGGGTGGGCCACCAACTGAGTTTTGGCCTTCTTGCAACTTTGGGCCCTTGACCAAGTCTCCAACTGCATATGATGTTTTTTCGTTCCAATCGCTAACATCTAATGTGGGTTTGGGTTGTGTTTTTGCACCAGTTCCCGATGGAGTTGAATATGTAGAACCAGTAATTGGTGCTGAGCTACCAACAATTGCACTTTGATTTCCACTTGCATCTGGAACAATACCATTGCGCTTTAGACGAACTGTGCCGCGCTCTCCACTTGCCATACTGAAATGCATCGTATCTTTTTTAGAGCTCCAGTCACCACCCCAACCCAGACCATATTTCTTAGCGATTGCAGATGTGTTTGATGGCATGTCAGTAATAAATCTATCACTATAAGGATTTTCCGCTGGATTAATATCTATCGACGCACCCGATGCATGATAACTCCACTTGCCGTTTCCAGCTGCAGATTTTCTATAAACATAACCACCAATACTGTAAATAGTATATCCGTTAGGATGATTTGGAGATGGCGTCTTTTCTAATTCATTAATGAAACCTTGAAAATTGTCCTTGAATACTGTGGCCACCCATGCACTCTTACCATTTTTAGTTGTAACTTTAGATATGCGTTTTCTGTTTTCTTCGTCTGAAGATGTTCCAGATTGATCTACATCTTCGCTGTAATGCTTACCATGCCCACCATCATCTGGCCCAGAAGAATCTACGGCGGTTCCAGAAGAACCAGTATCTGGAGGAACGCCCTGAGCAAGTCTGTTAACATCAGTCTCGTTAGTCGTAGATGCGCCTGGCACCCTCTCTTCCGTAGATGGATATGAACCATCATCGGCCCCTGTAGAGGTTTCGTTCGGCCGTCCATATACTGTTCCCCATATGATAGGGTCTTGGCCGGATTGTCCATCTCTAAAGAACCCCATAACCCATGCGCCTGGCAATGCACCAGTTGGAGATTGTCCTACACCAGCAATTGCGGCAGAGGTGATAGGCATTATCGGGGATGCCCAAGGAAGCTTTACTGTTGGTAATAATGACTTGTCTGCGTTATGAAATCCAAAGATTCTAACTCTAACTCTACCTAATGCTTCGGGATCGTTTACATCTTCGACAATTCCTTGCCACCAAACCAATCCTTCTTTACCACTAAAAAAATCCATTATCTACCGCCTCCACCATAGCCACCGGGCCCAACAAGTTGCGGAACAGGAGATGGCAAAGCTTCGTTGAATGAATCTTTTACTAATTCTAAATCCATGATATATCTCCCACCCTGTATTCTATGTCTCAATGCAAATATTATATATTTTCCGCTATAATATTCGTCCTTTTTATCTGGATCGGTTGAACTAAACAAGGGAACATTTAATTCAAGACAATCACCAGTAACTAAATCACTATCTCCATACACTGTAATTGTGCATTTAATATTTTCCATCAATTGTTTATAAAACATTCTACTTAAAAATATCTTCTCTTGGTTGTATAGCGGTTTACCAGCAGTCAATTCGACTTCTGGAAGGAGATAATAGGATTCTGGGCGATACTGTCTCCCCTGCCCGCTTACATCTTGGATAGGCCCATCATTCATATACTGATAGTCTGTAGAGTCATCCCAATATGAATGAGTAAAGGTTTTTGTATTTCTTGTAACCATATCTACCGTAGTGAGGTTTCCGACATACATACCCTTTGCAATATTATCTAAAACAGAAAAGTTTGAATTGAAAGAATATGTTATTACTTTTTTGTTTTCCGAATTTGGATCTAAAAAAGCATCAGGAGCTCCAGATCCAGTATTTTTCAAATCTCCTAAAAAGAACTCATTTCTCTTTTCGCCTTGTGCCATAGATTCTATAGATTTCAATTTATAACCTTTTGTTGTTTCAAAAAATACATAGGATGAGCTTTTATATGATTCTGAATATGCTCTGTCACACAGAAAATTTATTGCTCGCATAGGAGTCATATTAGGAATTATAATTCCAGTTTCTTGATCGTATCTATCATCACTTGGTTCAACATCAAATGTCTTAGATGAATTAATTCTTTCAAAACATTTTTGAGCTATTTCAGTAGCACTTCCCTCAAAGTGTTCAGATATTCTGGTTTCAAAATTAGAGATCATGTCTTCAGTAACCAATTCTAAATTATAACTTTGTGCTAAATTTTCATTAGAAACTGATGATATTTTATGTATTACCATATTAAGAGAAATTTGAGTTTCGCCACCGCGTGTTTTAAACTGGATATCGACCTTTTCCTGTCCTATAACTGGCAAATAGTTCATTAAACCAGTATCGTCTAATATAGTAATTCTTGCTGTAATACTAGAGGAAAATAAATCTTCATATATTTGAATAGAAGAAGCAAGCGTTATCACACTTTGTTTAAATCCATTATGAGAAGTTATTTCTAATTTAGATAACTCATAATCTCCTAGTTTAGTAAAATCAGACATTATTTAGAAGCCTCTTCCCAATCTTTCAAAAAATCATTAATCAAATCTGCGCGTAATAGTTTTATTCTTCTATTCTTTTCATTATTATCAAAAGTATTATCCCAAACTGAATACAATTTATATTGTTTCTTTTTTTGTATATCAAGATTTGCATAAGAACTATTTGAAATCTTATGAGTATCATCAACAGACATATACCACACTGGAAGTTTTTTTGAAATGTCCAATGCTATTATCTTATCATCTGATGTAAGTTTATCCCAAGAAGTTAAGAAATTATTCTGGTTCTCTTGTATTTCTCTACCATTCCAAATATAAAAATCTCCATCGACCTTAGCAAGTTGCCCAACAGTTCTAGCACTTCTTTGTTGTAGAGAATCCTTATCCAATTCATTATTTTCTTTTTGAGGAATTGCATTTTTTCTCTTCAAATTCAAATATGGAAGAATTTCTGGATTATAGGTTTTCTTTATTGAATTGACGAGCTCTGTTTCTGTTCTTGGCCACTCCGAATATCTATCCTTTATATCATTCACCAACAAAATAATCCAAGACAATTTAGAATCTTTGTAGTAATTGTATGCAATTTTTTCTGGAGTTTCGGTATCACTGACTGTATGGTCGAAAGTAGAAAGTGGATTGCTTTTATATTCTTGCATTACATAAGAATATTTAAAAATATTCTTTACCTCTCTAGATTGTCCGTTAAGGTTTATGTCATATTTTATATTCTTTAATCTATCAAACATATTAATATCCTGCCTTTACATCACTTCTGGTTATCAATTGTACTTCTTGGAAAGTCATACTCAGGTTTACAACCGATGGAGCTCCACTAGATGCAAACATTCCAAACGAACCATTTCCACCAAATTCAACATCAAAGTCAGTTAATACACATGGTTTTATTTTATTTAAATGTTTAGATTCTACGCCATCTATCATATATTTTAATTCAAAGTAATTTGGGGGAGTAAAAAAGTTACCAGCGTTTCCAGACAATTCTGGAGACATATTCATTCTAAAAAATTCTATTATGTTGGTAAGTACATCCGATTCTTTTTCTGACTTGGGCATTAAATTATACGCATAAGAAAAACTTCTATATTCTGGGCCCTGATACAAAGTATGTCTATTTGCAGCTGCTGTCGATCTACCTAATGCTTGTGCAGCAAGTGTTGCGGATTCTCCACCGGCACCAAGACTAGCAGTTAGTGCATCTGTTGCGCCTCCGGTAATTCCTTTTATTGTTTTTAATAACCCAGACATTTCTGGTGGATTATCGGCGTTTCCCTGTTCAAAGATATTTGCAATTCCCGACAGCGCAGTACCATCGTTAGTATTTTGAAAATTTTGTTTTGTCGTATTTTTAATATTTTCTGGAAGAAACAACTGAACAGTACCGACTACTTCCTGTGAAGGTTGGTCATCTCTGGATTTAACTTTTGTATATCCAGCAACTCGCCCCGAATATGCAGTAAACAATAAATGATCTCCGGCGTTTGGGCCAGATTCAATTGGATAGGTGTAACCTGCCATATTAAAAATTCTCCTAAATAGTTAAATATATTTATAAAGGTTTTTTTGATTGAAATGAGAAGATTTACATATAAAGGAAAATACAACCCAAAACACCCACAAAAATATGTAGGCAATGTTAAAAATATTGTTTATCGATCCATGTGGGAAAGAAGGTTTATGAAATACTGTGACAATAATCCAGAAGTCCTTGTTTGGTCAAGTGAAGAGCTCGTAATACCCTATTTATCTCCAATCGATAGAAAGATGCACAGATATTATCCAGATTTTTTGATAAAGGTGAAAAGAAACGATTCAACACAGACAGTTGTAGTAGAAGTGAAACCAAAAAGAGAAACCAAACCACCAAAAAAGAAACAAAAAATTACACCTAGATATTTAAGTGAAATGAAAACATGGTCAGTAAATGAAGCAAAATGGAAAGCTGCAAATGAATTTTGTAAAGACAGAAGATGGGAATTTAAAATTATGACAGAAGATCAGTTAGGAAGATAATATGGCAAACTTCGCACCACTCTTAGCAAGACTTGCACAAAGAGGAATACAACCAAATACCAATGCAGCCAGAGAATGGTTCAGAAAAAAGGTAAGAGAAACTAGAATTAGTAGAAATGCGCTTCTATCAGATTCTGATAGAAAGGCTGGCGGACTGCAAGTTGGACATATGTATTGTTACAACTACGATCCGAAATTTGCAAAAAAACTACCATACTATGATGAGTTTCCTCTCATATTTGTGATAGAAAGAACATCTAAAGGATTTGTAGGAATTAATTTGCATTATGTATCTCCAAGAAATAGAATTGCAATTATGAACGCATTAGATAAGACAGTCCGAGGCAGAAACTATGATGAGAAAACAAAATTGGCAATTTCTTATAATATCCTAAAAGGTTTGTCTAAATATAACATGATAAAACCATGTGTAAAAAAATATCTATATGGACATGTTAAAGGTAATTTTGTGAAGATAGATGCAAACGAATGGGATGTTGCATTATTTTTACCAGTACAAAAATTTAGAAAAGCAGCTGCGTCCAAAGTTTGGTCAGATTCTGCAAGAAGATAGGATTAAAATGGGAAGTATAACTGATTTTGTTTCCGAAATTAATAGAACTGGATTTTCCAGAGCAAATCGCTATGAAATGATGTTCATAGTGCCAACTGCAGTAAATGGTTTGTCGCCGGGCCTAAGCAGATCTCTAACATATAGAATAGCATCTGTCAACATACCAAGTAAATCAATCGCAACTACAGAAACCAAAGTATATGGCCCAGTAAGACAGGCCCCATATTCTACGACATATGACCAATTAACTTTTAGTATGTATCTCAGTAAAGATTTGCGCGAGAGAAAATCTATGGAAAACTGGATGCATTATATTGTGGATTATGATAATCATAAAATAAGATATTTAAATGAATATAAGGGATCAATATATTTGTCAGTTTTTGATGAACAGGATAATAGAACAGCATACTACCATTTCATGGAGGCATTTCCACTATCAATTGGAGAGGTTGCGTTAGCATACGCAAATGAAGATGTAGCACAATGTCAGATAACAATGTCATATAGAAAATATATAGAAACTGACTCAAAACAGTGGCAGGCTGCTAATGGAAGCTATTATTAAGAGATAAATAAACAGAAGTATTATAATATTAATTTATGAGGAATAATTATGTTACCAAGAATTGATACACCCACGTATGAATTGACATTACCATCAACTAAGAAGAAACTAAAATTCAGACCATTCTTAGTAAAAGAAGAGAAGATTCTTCTGATGGCACAAGAAGGAGATACATCAGAAGAAAAAATTGATGCTGTTAAACAGATTATAAGAAATTGTATTTTACAAGATATCGATGTAGATAGATTATCAACATTTGATATTGAATATATTTTCATCCAATTGAGATCAAAATCAGTTGGAAATATTATACAGCTAAACTATAAAAGAGAAAATTGTGCAGATAAGGAAGATGGGGCAGGGGATTGTCAAATACCTTTTCTTTTAAACTTAGACGATACTAAGATTGAAAATATGACACAAGATCACTCAAATGAAATAGTTTTAACAGATGATATTTCAATTTTAATGAAATATCCAGATTTTTCTTTGATGAATCAGTTGGTAGATGCAGAATCATACGATGATTTGGTTGAATTGATTGCTAATTGTATAGAGTTTATAAAAGACTCTGACGAAATGCATAATGTGTCTGACTACACTAGTCAGGATGTGAAAGATTTTATTGAGAATTTGACACAGAATCAATTTGAGAAAATTAATGAATTTTTTGAAAACATGCCAGAAACAACTTGTGACGTAAATATCACCTGTTCAAAATGTGGCTTTAAAAAAGAAATGAAAGTGAGGGGTATTTCCGATTTTTTTTCCTAAGCTTAAATCATGAATCCCTGGCGTCTTTGTATAGGAATAATTTTGCGTTAATGCACCACCATAAATATAGTTTAACTGAGTTGAATGATATGATTCCTTGGGAAAGAGAAGTATATCTTAATTTATTGATTAGTTATTTAGAAGAAGAAAAAAGAAGAAAAGAACAACTTAAAAATCAATAAGGAACTATAACATGACCAAAACACTCGAAACCGACAGCGTATTAAATAATGCAGATGCGAATGGAGATAATGTTATAAGCAATGATGAATTGGCGAGACATGAAAAAATGTTGAAAATTGAAAATGAAGATAAAAAAGAAGATCAAATTAGATCCATGGCATGGTTTGCATTGGCAGGCATGCTGCTATATCCGTTTGCAGTAGTGATTGCAGATTTTGTTGAATTAGATAATGCAGCAAAAATATTAGGTGATATGGCACCAACATATTTTGTGTCAGTCGCAGCATTAGTTGCAGCATTCTTCGGCGCACAAGCATATACTAAAGGCAAATAAATGGCAGATCTTGCACCAGTAACAGAAAAACTGATAAAACAAAATCAAGAAGAACTAGCAAAGTCTGTAAAGGATGCAAGTACGTCCTTACAGTCTGCTGGTGCAAGACAAGCTCTTACAGAAATTGCATCTATTTTTGAAGAACAATCTGGAGTGTCAGTAAAAGAATTTAAACAGAGCAGAGATAAAATCACTGCACTGTCATCATCTTTGGATGATATGGATACTGTATCAAATACTGAAAGAAAAATACTTGAAGATATTCTTAAAAATTCCCAGACAAGTATAAAAGAAAACGCAAACTTCAAAAAAAGCATTGGGGAATTAACATCCAATGCAGTTAAGTCTGGACTAGATGGTGTGGGCGGAATGTTAACTGGCGCACTTGCTCAAAGTCCTATTCTGGCTCTTGGTGCAAGTTTTCTTGGAGATCGTGTAAAACAATTTAGAGAAAGACGGGCGGCCGCCAAAGAAGAAGAAAATCAGAGAATAGAGAGAATAAAACAAGAAACCGAAATCGAGAAAAAAGAATTT